GTTTGGGAAGGTAGACGCCGTCAACACTTCGCTACCCCCCGCTTACGTTTTTGTGCGTGACACTCCCTACAGAGCAGAACAATACGTTCAGGATCGCATACTGCGCGCACGTTGTGACGTTCCCAATCTTGCAACTCGGGTTCATGGTCGAGGTGTAGGCTCGAGCCATCAGTGCTGGTGTAGGTGAATAGCCCTTGTGCCTGGCACTGGCTATCCTGGGTGTGAGGGCCTGTGGGTAGGGCTGCCCCACAGACGGGCAGGATGCCTGCCTGTACTAAAGCAGCGATGAACTGTGGCCTAAAGGCTAACCACGCGCCGTTGTAGCCACGCTGGTGCGCTGTGCCCCTGGCCCTATCGGTAGAGCGTGCATGGGTAGGACAGGGCTGGAGGTTGGAGCAGCGTGGCCACGGACATGGACGTGAGGCCGAGGTTGGCATCAGTCCTCCCATGCCTTGTGACACATACAACTGGTAGTGTGTGTGCCACGTGGAACACCTGGGGGTGTTTGCCTGGGGGTGATTTCATAGGTGGTCCAGCGGACGCCTTTGACTGGGAGATCTTTGCCGGCGATGCGCCTGGTGGTAATCACCCGCTGGCATTCCTCCTGATTGCAACGATGACGGCGTCGAATGTGACCGTGGCACTTCCGGACATCAATGACTTCCGAGTTATTGCCTTTACAGCGAGGGCAGAGGATCCCGCGGGCTGACTTCATGGGTAAGCCCTCTTTACGTACCTGAGCCGTCCGCAGGGCCGAGTAGGGCCAGCACGTCAGCGACTCTCACCCAGTTACCAGCGTCCGTCCCTTCCATGCCGTCTTCGGTCCAACGCTTCCGCTCCAGCGCCATGATCTGCGCCCGGAGCGCGGGCCGTCCGGCGTCGGCGGCAGCAGGTGGGGGCTGCTGCCGTTCTGCTGCGCCAGCGCGCATAGCAGCTTCTACGATTCCCTCAATGTGTTGGAGTTTCGCGGCATCTGGCTTGTCTGTGTTAATGATCAGCGCAATCATCTCCAGCGGCCGTCCGCCCTCGGGCGCGGGGGCAGGCAGAGGAATCGAGCGGACGCACGCCGGCCCGCACTCGGGATCGTCGCAGTAGCCCTGCGTGATCGGACACGGCCTTGTCCTCACGGCTTCCCCTCCTTCGCCGCCGCCGCTGGCTGGCTTTCTGGCTCGGACTGCCAGCACTTCGCGCAGAGCACGACGATTCGCCAGCCGTGCCTCGGTTCGCAACCATAGATGGTCGGCACATAACCCGGTCGAACTCTGGCGTCGAGGTAATCGCCACATTTCGCACAGGTCATATAGGTCACAGTCGCCGTGCGGCCGTCAACGCCTCAAGAATAGCCATCGCTCGGTCAGCAACACATCCCGCGCACATCGGGTCGTGACATGGCCCAGACACCTGAGCAAGTTGCCGCGCGAGTGCGATGTCGTCCTCGGCGGGGGGCTGGGCCGCGAGGAGCGCCCACTCCGGCAGGGCGAGGACGGCAAGTAATGACACATGCTCGGTCGTCTCGGTGCGCGGCGATGGGAACGTGTTGTCCTGCGACCAGCCAGTGAGATTCACCGTCGTCGTCCAGCGCGGCAGCTTCTCAATCGCCGCCTTCAGCTTCTCGACGGGGGAGTCAGGCATGGTCATCGGCCTTTAGTTGGCGTATGGCGTCTAGAATGCGGGCGCGGATGCGCGTCCCGACTTGTGCAGTAGCGCCGCCGAGAGCGCAGCGTTTTGAGCACGAAGACGCGGGCGCAGCCATAACAGCGCCGGTAAAATAGGACCGGGGATGTCATGTCCCTTCCAGAAGATTAGGCATGGTCATCAGCCTTTCGCTGCGCTCTCTTGCGGCACGCTGCTGCATGGCACGTCCGACACTTCCAGCGAAGGCCCCACGGATACACCGAGATGGCCGTCACCCTCGGCGATTGCTTGTGGCCCGCTCGGCACTGCGCCGGCACCACGACTGTCTTCGTATGCATCGATAGTATCGAGCAGTCCACGAATGAGCGCCCGGCCGCGCCGCCCGATCGCCAAGAGGTCACAATTCGCGTGTAGATACATCGGGTCGCCATTGGGAAGCCTGAACGGTTCATCCTTCATCCCCGTGTCCCTCCCCAGACGAGGCCGCCTCCGCACAGGCAAGCGCATCCGTGAACGCTGCGATCGCCGCACGGCACTCGTCCGCATTCAGCGTCCAGCTCTTGACCGTCTTCCACTGCCCGCAGCATTTCTCACCGCTAAGCCGCGAGCCATGCCCGCACCCCTCGTCGTCAAGCTCTGACACCGACACCGCCCAGAACTCGCGATGCTGCGGACACCGATCGACGCTGAGGTAGACCTTCCGCGCTGTCGTCATTTTGTGTCCCCAGACGAGGCCGCCGGGGGCGTGAACTTGGAACAGCCTGGCACCGTGCGCCAATCGGCCGGCGACTTCGCGTGCTTCGATTCGGGATCGCCGCACAAGATGCAGCGTGGCCCCTCCGCGCCTCGCTCGGCACGCAAGGCGGCGAGTTCGCCTTCAAGCACCGCGATGCGCGCCTCGGCGGCTTCGGCTCGCTCCAGCACATCCGGCAGCAAGCACGAATCGCGGCCGTCGCAGCCATACTTGCAGTCCCACTCGCGTTGCTCCGCGATGAGATCATCCTGAGCCTCCTTCCGCTGCTGGCGGGCAAAGGCGTAGATTTCTTCTTCTGCTGGCCGTGAGGCGAAGACTGCGCCAGTGCCGCCGATGACGGCGTTTGTCTCCAGCCAGTCGGTTAACTGTTCCGCCGCCGTGCGGACGGGATCAGTCGCCATCTATCGCGCCTCCTGCATCAGCCGCTCAGCCGCATCCAGCGCGTCGTCGTGTGCTGACGACAACGGACGCTCCCTGCCGATTTCCACAACCAGCCGCAAGGCCGCCTTCAGTTCGTCTCGCTCTTGCTCCACGCGGGCCACGATCTGCGCGTAGTCCAACGCCATCGCCACCTTCTGGTCCCGGATCTGGTCTCGCTCGCGCTCCAGCACGCGCAGGGCGGCGACCGCTTTCTCCAGCAACTCGGCTTCAACGAGTTCGTGCCCCGCTGGGTATGTCTCACCGTAGCCGCGCTCTATCCATCGCCGAATGCGTTCAGCGCAACCGGACAAGTAGGCGATTACGGCATCGCGTTCGGCCGCGATCTGCTCCGGCGTCAGGATCGCCTCCGGGGGGACCACGGGGGGCACAGAGGGGTTAGACATCCAGTTGCTCCACCATCTGCATGCGCCGTCCTATCCATGCCATCACCGGAACGGCCATGCTGTTACCTAGCGCCTTATACCTCGGGCCGTCTGCCGCGAGTTTGCCCCTATAGGGAATCAGCGTGTAGTCGTCGGGGAAGCCTTGGAGCCGTTCGCATTCTCGGGGCGTCAGACGACGCACCTGCATTCCTGACTGCATCGCCGGCGTCTGGTGACAGGACAGGGCTTGGGCTTGGGCTTGGGCTTGCAACCCGCGCGCATCGCCACCGCTTTGCCAGTTGAACGCGACCGCTGGCGCGTGAGCTCCAGCCGCTAACGGATGGCACGGATCGCCGGGCTTCGGATTGCTCCGATTCGCCTTGCTCGTAATCTGCGTCGTGTCAAAGGCGACCGCTGGCATCACGCCGCCGTTCGCGTGGCTGTTTGTGAACCCGCCCGCGCGCAGAGTCGGCGCCAACTCGCCAGCATCCGCGCCGTGATCCTTCGCGCTGAAGGCGACAATGTTTTCGGGCATTCCGCCGGGATCAGCCCGCAACCCGGCGAGTCCTTCAGTCCACCAGCCCTGCCCTGTTTCGCTATAGCCCGTCGGCACAATCGGCGTCCCGCGTCCGGTGCCGTCCTCTGAGGCGTCAAAGCCGTCCGCTCGGAGGCTATGCGCTACGAGATGGCCCGCTGCGGCATGGTCGCAGTCGAGGCCGCCATCAGTGCTTCTGAGAGTGCCGGCGGTAACGACTTCCCCCGCTTCTCGGCACGGCGCAGGATGCCCCGACAGGCTCTCGCGCTCAAATAGAACCGCGGCGGCACGGCGCCAGTCTCCAAGATGGCCGACAACGAACACGCGCGCCCGTCGCTGGGCCAACTCGAAGTACTGAGCGTCCAACACTCGGTAGGCGAACCCATACCCGAGCTGTGCCAGCCCTCCAAGGAAGGCTCCAAACGCCCGTCCGGTGTCTGCCGACAGGACACCGGGGACGTTCTCCCAGACCAACCAGGTGGGCCGATAGCGATCAGCGACAGCCAGATACGTAAGGGCGAGGTTGCCACGCGGGTCAGCCAATCCCGCCCGGAGTCCGGCGACTGAGAACGACTGGCACGGAGTTCCGCCGACGAGAACATCGATAGCTGCATCCGGCCACTCCCGAAACCGCGTCAGGTCGCCCCAGTTCGGGACTGACGGATAGTGATGCGCGAGCACGGCAGACGGAAAGGCGTCAATCTCCGCAAAGGCCACGGATTCACACCCGAGCGGATGCCACGCAACAGACGCCGCCTCAATGCCGCTGCACACACTGAGATACCTCACGCGCGCCGTCCTCTCGGCTGGTCACTGGACGGGGGCGTCATGCGATCGGCCTTCAGCTTCAACTACTTCGACGGTGGCCGCGAACAGCCAGAGCAGCGCAGCCACGTCTTCGACGCCTTTACCGAGCACGATGCACGCTTGAAGCGGCTGCTTCTTTTCTGCCGCCATCACCTTGCGAACCAGCGTGATCCACGGCTCGACGCTCGCCTTGTAGCTGTCTCCGGCCAGCGAACGGATACACCGACGCGCGTCGTAGAGTTTCGCCGCCATGCCGATTGTTTCTTCTGTCACTCCGCGATCCTCCGCGCAGTCAGGCTGATCGAGGGCGGCGGCGGACACGCCTCAAAATGCTCCACCGCCACCGCCATGAAGCCTTCCCTTGGCCGATTCAGCCAGAAGCTCTCGGGCGTGCTGTACTGCTTCGACGGCCCCGCCGGACGGACCGGACGCTTGAACTTCTCGCGATGGGCGAGCTGCTTTAGGGTTGACATAAGGCGATGGCATCCTCAACGGACCGCACGATCCACGGGTACGGCCCGCGCCACGTCTCGCGCCACCGCATCTGCGCCGACGTCAGCTTGCCCGTCTTGCTCTTGACTTCCACGAGCACCGCTGAACCGTCCGGACGGAAGACGATCAAGTCCGGACAACCAACCCGCGACAGCGGAATGACGGCACACCCGATGCGCTCGAGCGCCGCAGCGATGGCCTTCTCGTTGGCGTCACGCTTCGGGTTGCGGGTGATCCGGCTCACTCGTCTTTCCCCGCTGCCGCTTTCTTCGCGTCGAATCGCTGCGCCAGCTTGCCCAACCCGGTAAAGGCGGGCACCGGCTTCGTCGTCACCGGCCGCACCGCCTCAACCTCCGCTGGCACCGGACGGCCCGCATGTTTCTGGCACCGCAGCTTCACGCTGTTGTCGAACACGATCAGGAGATACGGCTCGCCGGCTTCAATGCGGCAGTCCTCCTCGGCACCGCACTGGAGCCAGGAACCGGCACGGAGCCACTGGCCTTTAGGCACTGACGGCCTCCCGCAGCTTCCGCCGATGGTGCGCGATCGGATCGTGATCGCACGCGCCCCCGTGTAACCGTTGGCACTCGTCCTGCCAGTCCGCCGGTTGCGCTGGCGCCGGCGTGCGCGTCTCGTACTCATCCATCCAGCGCCCTTGTGAGAGCCATGTCCTCGGATGGCAGAAATCCGCGTACTGCGGTTTCCCTTGCACGTAGCGCGTGATCCCGTCCAGGATCTCGGCGAGCGTCGCCTGCGTCCGCGCCCGCTTGAACGCCGCCAGCGCCGCGAGCTTCCCGACCTTCCGTGGAAACGCGGCCCAGAACTGATCGAACTCGCTTTCGTGCATCTCGACAGATCCCCCGCATTACCCCCTAAGAGATACGTCTCTCGGGGCTGGCTGCTGCGGCAGCGGTTCACGCCTGCGTCCCGTTCCCTACACGGCGTCCGGCTGTTGGCGCCCTCGCACTGAAGGCCGCCGGACGGACTGTCTTTTTCTCGCGCTCTCGCGCGTCTCACACGGGGCCGGGTCGTCAGCGGTGGGACGTTGCCCGGAGACAGTCGACGATCAGGGGTCGTTCGGAATATCGCTCTCCGAACCGCGCGCAGCCGTTCCCGGGTTCTAACCGGCGGTCCCGTGGCTGTCGAACCGGAGCCCTCGCACTTCTAACGTGCGTGCCGCATGGAGACGCGCTTTTGATCTGCCCGCTGCGTCCAAGGCGGTACCTGAGCATCTGAACTGTGGGGTGGTACAGTGGGCGGTTAGCCGCCGCGCTGTTCAATCCACAGCTCGGGGTCAGGGGCGGTCCGGGGGCGGTTGCACGCTTCCCGGCCGTCCCGATAAACCTACTCCTTTCGCCCCTGCAATTCCAGACAAATCAGCGCGGCCGCAAAGGATTCCGCGCACTTCTAATATGTAGGCATCAACTACATGGCGAAAGCGCGGCCGCGCCTCAGCCCGCCAACGACAGAGCGCGCACGCATCGCCAGGGCAGACGTGCGGCCAGGCTTTCACACCCACCCCCACGCCCGCGCCACCTTGACGCAGAGCGCCACGGCACCCACCCAGGCCACCAAACTGATCGCCAGCACCGTGAGCACGAACAGCGTCACTAGGCTGAAATAGCGGACAGGCGTCACGCGGTGGCCTCCCCGAACAGCGCCCCCTGGCGCAATCGCTCGGCGGCAATCTCACAGTACCGCTCCTCGATCTCGATGCCGATGGCTTTGCGGCCGAGACGCTTGGCGGCCACTAACGTCGTACCGCTGCCCATGAATGGATCGAGCACGGTATCGCCGTCGATCGTTGTCGCCAGAATCGCGCGCATCGGCAAAGCGGCCGGAAACGATACAGGGTGATGCTTCTTGCCGCCTTGCTCTGGCGGAATCCGCCACACCGACAATAACGCCGGACCTGACGGTTGTTGCCAAGCGTGCAGAGCCACACCGGCAGCGCAGGGCTTGACAAACCACAAGATCCGTTCTTCCGATGGCGCAAACATCCTCGCGTTGAACGTCATCGACACGCCGCGATCCCAGATGAGTTCTTCTCGGAACACGAGCGACGTAGGACGCACCCATCGCACAGGATGCAAGAGTGTTCCATCGCGCCATCGGCACTTGTGGTTATAGAACAGCGAACCGCCGATGCGTAGAGCGCGACCTACAAGATCCACGACCTCGTTTTGAAGTGCTTGGTACTCAGGCTCCGACATGTCGTCGTCGTAGCCCTCGGCATTTACATCGCGCGCAAAGCCGAGCATCCCACTAGACTTTGCCCAGATGCCGCTTGGCGCTTTCGGGATCCGCTCACCCAATGTGTTGTATGGCGGACTCGTGAACGCCATCGACACACATGACAGCGACGGCAGCACGTCACGACAATCGCCGTGGTAGATCGTGCAGCCGTCCTGCTCGTAATACGCTTTCACGCTCGCGCCTCACGCTCCGCCAGCGCCAACAGATCCGCCGGAGGCTCAGGCGGGACATACCGGTATTCGCTGATCACCCGCCGGCCGACACGCCGCTGCCGGTTCTCGATGGTCAGCCCCAACTGCGTCCGCAGTTCGCTCAGGCGTGTCCGGTAGGCGTAGCAGCCGCCGACGTGGGACAGTTCCATCCCGTCAATCCAGCGGTGCGGACGCTCGCGAAAGTACTGCTCGATCCGATCTCGGAAACTCAGGGCTTTCATGCAGTCGCCTCTGAACCAAAGAGATCGAGTGCGCCTTGAGCCAGCCGTTGCACCGCGATCTCGCAATACTTTTCTTCTAACTCGATCCCGACAGCCTTTCGACCGAGCCGCTTAGCCGCAACAAGAGTGGTCCCTCCGCCCATGAACGGATCGAGCACGGTCCCTGCATCCTGCGGAGCCTGCATGAGCGCCCAACGCATCAGCGATTCTGGTTTCTGTGTTGGGTGCCAACGTTTCCCGTCAGGGTTCCTGTTCTCGCGAAGTAACTTCGAAGGCTTGTCAAAGTTGGTCCACGCGAGCTCGAAATCAGCGAGCGTCGGCATCATGCTGGACTTAACCCACGCGAGCCAGCAGCGCGACGGCGCGAGATCGTAATAGTTGCCGCCCCAGACTATTTGCCAGCGACAGAGCGAACGGGCAACCGCCAGCGCCTCGCTTGCTGTGTGACGATCCCATCGTTGCGCGTCCGAGTACATCGGATCGCTCGCCCACGTTCCGCCAGACCATCTGTCAGCATGACCGTATGGCGGATCGGTCAGAAGCAATCCGTAAGTCGCCTGTCCGCACCGCATAGCGACATCGCGATCAAGCACGTCTCGACAATCTCCGTGGTAGATGGCGATCCCGTCCTGCTCGTAATAGGGCGTCATCATGTCCGCTCAAAACTCAGCGTCCCATTCGCCCCGCGCCGGCCGCCGGTGATCGCCAGCTTATAGAGATGAACATCGCCATGGCAGCAGCGGCAGAGACAGAGCAGCGCTTTCGGGTCGTCGTCCTTCCCGCCCAGGCTCCGAAACTTCATGTGATGGACGTCGACGCTGTCCTTGCTCTGGCACGCACGGCACCGGTAGCCGTCCCGCTCGAGCACCAGCCGCCGGGCGAGCTGCCACGCCGTCAGCTTGGCGCGGACTGTGGCCTTCTTCTCGGCTGCACGGCTGGTCATCTGCGACTTAAAAGACGTCTGCATGTGTCGCCGCCGGATGCACCACGCCCAACCGTTCCGCCAACTGCCGTGTCTTCGCCAGGTCCGCCAAGCAGTGCGCCTCGATGGCCTCCCAGTTGTTGTCCTTGAACAGCGTGGCGATGTCGGCCCCGGTGTGTTCGTCTGGCACTTCGATCCCAAACCGCTTGCAATAGAACGGCAACCCGCGGTACTTCAACGCGCCATCGAACGACAGCGCCAGCATCAGATCCTCGATCCCGTCGTGCCGGTACTTCCCCAGGCTCAGCCGCGGCGTTTTGACGCCAAGATAGAGCGAGCGCCGGAGCAGGAGCAGGAGGTCATAGCCGAGGCAGTTGAACCCGATGAGCGTCGGCCGCGGCTGCCCCACAGGAGCCACACGCGACCAGAACCATGTCAGGATGGCCTGCTCCTCGGACGAGTCACGTATGAGCCACACGTGCGGCTCATCGTCGTCCTCCTGACACCCAAGCGCAACGATCCTGGCGAGGTCCACGTCCAGCGCCGCACGGGCCAGCGCCTCACGGTTGGCCTGCTCGATGTAGGCGGCGATCTTGGCCTCGTCGCGGTAGTTGGCTGGCGCGGTGGCCGGCTCGAGATACGAGCTGGCGATGTCTAGCGCCACCGCCTCGACGTCGAAGATGAGCGTGCTTGTCATCGCGTCAACTGCATTTCTTCTTGCTTAGCTTTGAGAAAATATTTCAGCGACCGGATCAACTCGATCGCTAGTTCCTTGCAGTCTCTGGCTTCCCGCTTCCGCTGATAGGCAGGCGTCGTCTCAGCCAGCACTCGCGCCCGGTTCGCAGCCTTCTCGCTCCTGAAGCAATCGAGCAACACCTGAGCAAACAGGAGATCCGCTTCCCGGATCTCGTCATTGCAGTTGCCGAGTAGGGCCGTCAGTTTGACGAGCAGTTCGGAGGCGCGATCGGGTTGCAGGTCGGACGCCTCCCGGATCTCAACCTGCATCGCCCTCACGAGCCCCCGAACAGTCGTACTCATTGGCTTAGAATGGGATGTCGTCGTCCGTCAGTTCTTCGACCGGCGCCGGCAACGGAGTCGCCTTCACTGCCACGAGCGTCGCAGTCGATGCCTTCGCCGTCTTCGGCGCCCGCACGCGAATCCCGCCCACGACCTTGCCCTGAAACGAAATGTTCGGGTCGGTGTAGAGCACGATCTTCTTCCCGACCCAGTTGTCGGTGTCATCGCTACCAAAGATGCGCTCGCACAACTGGATGTTGGTGCTGTTAAGCACAAGCGGCTTCTCGGACTCAGCGAACGTCAGGCACCACTTCATTTCCGGTTCGGCGCCTTCTTTGGCGACGTTGTGCGGCTCACACCCGGTGATCGTCAGCAACGCGCCCTGTCCAACGTCGCCCTGTTTGAGAAACTTGCTCTCTCGCATCTCCGATGTTTTCGGCATCTCGCTCTCCGTTTCGCTGTCGTCCTCGATCTCGTCGTCGCGGTCCTCCCATGCGGCGGTACAGCGCCCGCACCATCCGCAGCGAGGACCACAGGCAGCACTCACCAGCGCCCTTGTTCTCGCCGCAATGCCGCAAGGTTATGCGCGAGCACTCTCACGGTGTCGCTGCCCATCCGATCCATCAACTCCCCCAGCCAGCGCAGCGCCTCGAGCCGGTAGGCGTCGTCCACCGTGTCCATAGATGGCGGACGCCGGCCGTTCTCCGGCGTCGCGTCCAGATGCAAGCGGTTGGCTGGGAAGGCGTGGACGTCCTGAACGGGGGCGGGCTGCTGGGGAGCATCGAAGGTTACGGAACTGCTAGGATGTGCGAAAATGTCTGCGGCCATGACGTGAGTCCTTTCGCGTCGTGTTTCCATAAGGCCCGTCGGTTCATCACCCGGCGGGCCAACTTTGTTTAGCCCACCAGCCGATCGATCCGCGCCTGGCTGTGCGTGGTGGCATGGCCCTTGGTGCCGCGGCTTTCCATGACGGTTGCCGTGGGGCACCGGCTGTAGGCCAACGCAATCCGTTCCTCGCTGCGCCGAAGCGAGCGGGCGAACCGATCTCGTTGAGCGCTGGCGAATGTCGTGAGCCAATCCAGCCGCGGGTTCGGTTTGAAGCTGGCGATGCGCTGCTGCTTAGCGTGGTGAGTCCCCATGGCCTTAGCTTGAGGATTCTTCGCCGAACATCCCGCGCCAGATAGCCCCGATCCCTTTCCAGACGAGCACCGCCGCCGCACCAATCACCAGCCATCCCAGCACCATCAGCGTCGAGGCGAAATCGTCTGGGGTCATGCCACCCTCCGGCGGTCTTTGCGTGCCAGCTTCAGGATCCGCAGCTTCAACGGAAGGCCGCTGAAGCTCTGGCGATAGGCTGGCGTCAACGTGCCGAGCAACCGCCGCCGCTGCTCCAACTCTGTGGCCTGCCCAGGCAGATAGCCGAGGCCGATGAAGCCCAGGAGGTTGCTGACGAGCCGCGCGATCAATGGACCCGCCTTGACTCCCGCGTCGCCGACCTCAAGCTCCCGAAGACGATCCGGCCCACTTTGCTGATGGCCTGCTGCTCGTCCCTGGCGTACTGCAAGCCAGTCTCGAACCCATCGAACCACGCACGATCCACCTGCGATGGCTTCTGGAGCCAGGTGCGGAACCACGGCAACCGAAACAGAAGGTCTTTCATGGGCTACTCCAAGATCCACGCGACGATCACCGCAACGCCGCCAGCACTCCGAGCGCCACCGCAAGTCCGAACATCAACGACAGCACCAGCACCATCGCCCACACGCGCACCGAGAAGTCGTCGGAATACATCGGCGCTATCCGCGAGGCACGCACGCTGACGCCGCACCAGCCGTCTTGCTCTTGCCTTCACCGTCGCCTGGGCACTGGTCGCAACCCATGTAGATCCAGAGCAGCCAAAGCTCCCAGCTTCCCGCGGCGATCTCCTCGTTCAGTCGCCGGCACTCCTCCGGAAACTGGCAGGCCGCGAGCAGGCTCCGCTCCCGGTGCCGAACCGCCCCCACCCCAACGACGGCCATCAGCACCGCACACACGAACCCTGCGATCACGCCTTTGAATCTACGCATCAATCTGCCCACGCTTTCCCGCGCCACTTCGCGCGAAACTTGTTGAGAAGGGCAATGTGCCCACCCTTGGCCAGCCAAAACAGGAACGCCGCCAAGGCGATCCCGCATCCTCCAGCACCAATGACGATGCCCACAAGGAGCGCACTAAACCCGCCGATCGTCACGCTAATCATCGGCCCTGTACTTTCAGCAACTCGCGGACGGCCTGCGCCAAATCCGCCGAGTCATCCCGAGCCTTCCGCGTCGTGCCCAAGTCGTAGAACGCAATCAACAGATCGATGAGTTCTTTCCAGAACTCTGGCGGCAGATGCCGAAGCCGCCAGAACGACAGATGCTTCTGGCCTGGCCCCGTCTCGCCTTCGTAGGCAAACGTGCTGGAGAGTTGCGCCTCGGAGATGCCGAGGTCGACCGCCATAGCTTTCTGCGACAGCCCAGAGCGAGCCGCCGCACGGCTGACCATGCCCTTCCACTCTTGGAGCGTCGGCCGTTTCGTTACGGTCGAGCCGGAGTCAAGAGACTTGACTTCCATCGGCGGGAGCGGTTGCTGCTTAATGGTGGACATGACGATCACGCGCTCCGGTGCCGCGCCTGCCGACGCAACGCGAACCCGCTCTCGCCAGCCAACCAGCGATCGATCTCGGAGCGGTCGAACAGGAAGCGACGGCCGCAGCGACGGAAAGGAATCCCGATCCGCGGGATCGCTTTGTAGAGCGCGCGAACAGAAGCGAACCGCAGTAGGTCGGCGGTTTCTTCGGCGGTGAGATAGGGCGAGGTCATGCGGCCACCTTACGTGACGCAGTCCGCGGAAACAGATCCTCGATGGCACATCCGAAGAACCGAGCGAACGCATACGCGGTATCGAGTCGGACGTTGCGCCAACGCCCCCCTTTAAGGTCGGAGATCTGCTGCTGAGGGATGCCGATGGCGCGTGACAGGTCTTTGGCCCGGATACCAGCAATCCGAATGGCCGCGCCAATCCGGTTGCCGGTAGCCCGGTAGGGTTCACGGCGAAGGGCTTCAATTTGCTCTGGTTTCAGCTTCATAAACGTGTCAACACGCATAATACGTGTATTCCAGAGTTCAGGTCAACACGATTTTTGGCCCATTATTCGTGGTAGCTAGAAGCCTTTATGTTTCAGCGATTTACGTGCTTGAGCGAATCGCTTCACGCGCGTATGATTTCGGCCGTGGGGATCACCGCCAACCTGAAACGGTTGCTGGAGCAACCGAAATACAGGCGGCAACAAGGCGAGTTGGCAAAGCGGATCGGGGCCACACCGACCCAGTTGTCTGATTGGAAAAGCGGACGCTATACCGATCTCAGGATCAGCAACCTCATGGCGCTCGCCAAAGAGTTCGGTGTCAGCGTAGAGGACATCATTAAAGGAGAGGATGCCGAATACGATCGATTGATGAAGGTAGCTTTTACCCGGAGAGAAAAAGTGAGAAATTCACTACCGAGTGATCTGCCTTCTAGTGTACAAGGTTCTACTGCAACATCAGACTCGGGAGGATCTGGTGAGTACTCCGCGCCCGCTTCCCAGGCTGTCTCGCCGCTCGAAATCGCAGCCGAGATCACCAGCCTCGTTGCCCACCTGCGTCGCCTGGCCGACACCCTCGTCGTCCTTGGGGGACATTCTGCAGGTGCTCGCGCTGACGAGGCCAGATTATCTACATCTGCTGAACGTCTTCGCCAGAACACTGCTGGCACGAGCAGCCCACGAGGCCGCCGATGAGGCCGCACATATGCGCGCCACCGACACGAGGCACCGAGCGCACCTATCGCTCCTGCCCACGCGCGCGGCTCGGCCACCCTGCCGGCCTGCCCCCGTTGGCCTGCGAACGGACAAAGGCTGACGATGGGCGTGAGGCCCACGCCAGATGATTCGCTGCTCCGGTTGCCAAGCGGCCATCCCTGACACCGCCCCAGACGGCTTGTGTGACGCCTGCCGCGGACAGATCCCAACCGTGCGAGACTTACACCGGATGCAAGATCGCACGGCCACCCCACACCGCCCCGACCCGATGCCGGTCATCGTCACCGACGTGCAGATGCCGCTCTGGTCCCTGATGCTGTTGATGCTGACCTGGGCCGTCGCCGCGATCCCAGCCGTCTTTATTCTGATTCTGGTGACTGCGTTCCTGGTCGGCATACTGCGCGGGATTGGCCTGATCTGATGGGGGTCTACGAACGAAAGGATTCTAAGTTCTGGTGGATGCTCATCGAGGGCATCGACAAACGCCTATCCACCAAGATCCCCATCGGCGCAAAGGGTGAGGCACGCAAGGACAGCCGGCGCGAGGCTGAGGAAATCTACCGGGCCGCAATGGGGGACCTGGCCCGCAAACGGTTTGCCATCCCAGATGATCGGCCAGCCAGGACGTTTAAGGCCCACGCGGAGTGGTACCGCGAGCACGTCTCCATCCACCACAAAGGCGGCCGGCGCGAAACCTCAATCGTCAAGACGCTAATCGCCGCCTTCGGAGACTTCGCGCTCGAGCAGGTGACGCCAGCCAAGATCGAGGAGTGGAAGACGGCCCGCGCCAGAACCAAGGCCGCCAGCACGGTCAATCGTGAGCTGGACGTGCTGAAGCCGCTGCTAAGCTCAGCCGTTCCCGTCTATTTGGAGCGGAATCCGGCGGGGCCGGTGAGGCGGATTGCCGTGCGTCAGTTTCCGCCCATCACGATTCTGTCGCCCGAGGCTGAGGATGCCTTGCTCGAGGTGGCCGACATCGAGGAACGGGCGCTGGTACTGCTTGGGCTGGATGCCCTGCTGAGGTTGGGCGATGCCCGCAAGCTCGAGAAGGTTCACGACCGCAGCACCTACCTGGACATCGTGGACCCGAAGACAGCCAGGCCGTACAAGGTGCCGGTGTCGCCACGCCTGCGGCTCGCCTTGAACGCGCTGGCGGGTGGCGGGGGGTTCTACTTCGGGCGCAAGTATGCGGGCCGCTGGCAGCCGATGGGCGAGGGCACCGCGTTCGACCTGTTCCGCGAGCTCTGCGTCAGGGCTGGCGTGCTGGCTGGGCGGAAGGCTGGCGGGATCACGTTCCACAGCCTCCGACATACCGGCGCCACGCGAGCGGCCTCAGCCGTCAAGTTGTCGGTGGTGCAGAAGCTGGGCGGGTGGTCGAGCCTGAAGCAGCTGGCCCGGTATGACCACCCGGACGATCCTGAGATGATCCGGGCGGTGGAAGCCATCGGTGCTCGGCAGCCGGTCAAAGGCCGCAAATCCTTAGCAAAATAGAAATCTTCGTCGGGCCTGCCGATTGTTGTTGACAGCACTAAGCGGTTATTATATGCTTCTCTCATGACGAACAACAACGCCGCCAACGACCGCAACGAAACAATCGCCATTCTGAAGGCTGAACTGAAGCGCCGCAGCCGGAAGGTATGGAGCGTAACCGGTGGCAAGGGCACCGCGTGGGGCTGGATCACGATCACCGCGCCGCCGAAGCGCTGCAACGAGTTCGGCAGTATGACCGAAGACGACCGCGCCGAACTGGCTGCGCTGCTCGGCTTCGAGAACGTGGCCGCCGTCCACCATCAGGGAGCCAGCATCGCGGCCTCAAGAGCCTATCGCGCCGAGTACATCGCCCGCGCCGAAGGCAGGACGCCGGAAGTCATCGCGCAGCCGTACTGGGATTAGAAGTTGGCCAAGAACCCGCACGCGGTCGCCCTTGGCCGGAAGGGTGGCCGCGTCTCGAGCCCGAAGAAGGCGGCAGCCGTCCGGGAAAATCTGGCGAAGGGCCGCAAGCCGGCGAAGCTGTGCCGGTGCGGCTGCATCCTGTCGCGGCATCGCTGGTACCCGCCACGAGCGTGCAAGGACTGTATATGCCCCTCGTTTTTCTTACGTCCCCCTCACAGTAAGAGGTGACAAGTATCAAAAACATTGAGGCTTTTGCAAATGTACGTGGCGGGGCCGACGAGACATCGGAGTAATGGACGCCAGTCGCCAGTAGTGGACTAAAAGCGAGATCATCCCCGGATTTATAGGCGCAAAATGCAACACTCGGCCGTCTAGTACGTTGAACGAGTGGACACTGGTTGACCCTAGTGGAGCAGTTTTCCTTACGTCAGGCTCACGTTTTGAGGAGATGGCAGATGAGAACCAAGACAGCGGTGGCCGTTCTGATCGCGGTGGCGTTGACGGCGGCGAGCGTCGCGGCGTTCGGGCCCTTCTACCAGCCGCTGGCTGAGGGCACCGTCACAGCGCAGGCCGCGCCAGCCTTCCTGACGTGCTACACGGTAGACAGCGGGTTCGACCTCGTGGCCGGCGCCTCAAGGCCAGATGTGCTGTCCACGTTCGTGACTCGGGATCGGCTGGGCCACACGGCAAAGGTGTGCTATCTCAGGACAACGGCCGCCCCAGATTGGCAGCCGGACAACGCGTCTCAGGAGCAGCCCATCACCTGCGACCAGTTCGGCACCTGCCACAACGGCACGGGGGGCGCGGCGCCACGGCGATGAGCGGAATCTCAAGCGGCGTCCGTCTAGAATGCCCTATGGAGCTCCATCAGCAGCAACAGGCCGCCAGAGTCCAGAAGGAACTTGAGCGCTGGTTGCAGCGGAAACATGTGCCGATGTCCGTTGGGCTGACGGCCATCACCTGCCTGCTGCTGGACAAGGCCGTAGAACTGCATGCCGCGGGCGATCCCGACGCGCCGAAGGACATGCGGAGGATTGCCGCGAAGCTGGAACGGCTGGCCGCTGCGGCGCCGGGTGACGTGCGCAACGTGCAGTTGGCGCTGGCGGATGCGGTGATTCCTGACGCCGGCCGGTCGGGGTAGAATCCTACACGCTGCGATCGCTTAGCCTCCGATGATACGCAGACCGGTCGGCGCGGCCGGTGCTCCCGGCACGACTTGAAACGCGAGCGGGGCCGAGGTGCCGGTGCCGCCCGGGCCAATCGCCAGCACCGTGAGGGTGTAAGTGCCAGTCGGCAGCGGCTGCAACAGCACGTCGATCAGCCCAGGCGCTGGCTTGCCGACATCCTTGCAGTTCACGGTACCGGTCGGGATCGGCTGCGCGCACAGCCGATAGAGCGTTGTGTCAAGGCCGTCGTGCGTGAACTGCACTCGGGAGGTCGTGGAGTTGGGCGGGATCACCGTACCCTGCGCCGGGGCGAGGCTCGCGACCCCAACCACCGCCACGACGGCGCCGACGATGAGCTTGGTTCGGGTCGTCATATAATCCCTTTTCCTTTAGACTCAACGCTGACGCCCACCAGCCGCAAGCATCCACGACGGGGCGCCGTGGTTCCCAGCCTTAGCTGGTGGGTCGTCATTCCTTCCACGTCTTGCTACAGCACGGACAGAACATCCACCCGCCATCCAATCGCTCCGGCATCAGGGCTGAATCACAGCCACAAGGCGAGCGGCGTGCCGGCGCTGAATCTGGTTCCATGCGGCCCAGCACCGATGGAGATGGAGCCGCACCCCTTCCCGGAGCTCCACCGCCCCGCTCCGCTGGCCGCAGTAGACGCAGGGTGACCCGGTCCTCCTCAGTGGCGGAATGACCGTGAGCGCCTTCTGAATCAGCGGCAGGCGCATCAGCCAGGTCAGACGGCGTTCCGGTTGGCCGAACGTCAGACCGGACAAGCGCCGCCGCAGGAAGTGTAGTTGCGCTTCCACGCGCTGCGCTGGCGTCAGATCTTCGATCTCCATCCCGGAGCGGTGTTCCGTTGCACCGCATGACTAGGCGTTTGGATGCGCGGCCTTCCACGCGTCCCCCTCGGCAATCACCGCCTTGATGTTTTCCGCCAGCGCGGCTCGGATCTCATCGTCCGTCGGCAGCGCACCAGTGGCCGCATGACGATCGCGGAACAACTTCCCGATCATCGGCACGAAGACATTCGCCAGTTGCAGAATGAGAGTCGGGTCCATCAGACGCCTCCAAACCGCGGAATCAGTTTCGCTGCCGGCGACCGCGGCTTGGGGTCGTCTGGGATGGCGAGCAGCACTACCCGTGCCGTCTGCAGATAGACCTTGAGCGATTGCTGCCCAGGCTTGTCGAGCAGGGCTTCAATCTGGTCCAGCGCCGTCAGCGTGGCCGGCCGCCAGCCTTCCGGGATCTGGCCGATCGTCTTGACCGCACCAGCGCAGGCGTCAATGACGATACGGGTATTCCGGTCGCTGACGAGTGGATGGCAGGCTGCGCTCCCGCTCGCCGCGATTGGCCCGTTACAGACTTCCACCTTGTTGAGCTCGATCACGGTGTGCTGCAAGCTCCCCACAGCCACAACCGCCTCGTTGGCGTGCCAAAGTTGCACACCGACCGGCGACAATGACGCGGGCGCGGTAGCACAGCCGCACGCGAACACGACCGATGCGATCAGGACAGTGAGTTTGAGCCGCATCACACGCTCCCCGTCAGCAGCGGGAACTTGTTCTCGAGCCGGCCGAGGACCGTGACCAAATCCTTGAGCAGCCCGAACGCGGCCCCCGCCACCGACAATTCAGCCGACCACATCAGCAGGTGCGCGAAGTCCCTGGCTGGGATCTTGTCCGTCGTCATGCCCGCGCCCACCAGCGTCACCATCAGCAGGACGTAGTTGTGCAGGAACCGGATGGCGATCGCCATCAGCGGCGTGACCACATTGACCACGAGATTGGGCTGATGATCGGGCGTCGTCCCAACCGTGCCGGTGGTCAGCGGAGAGCCGCCGTTGCCTGTGCCGGTGCCAATGATCGTGACGGGCACCGGCGGGATCGGTTCGACAACGGTCTTGTCATCTGCCATGCGGTCTCCTTTAAACGTGCGGGATGCGGATGTCGTGGCCGAGGATTCCTGTTGCCGTCAACAGCGCGAACAAGATGATCAGGACAGCCACGATCCAGATCACGCGCGGGATGATCGCCGGCACACCGGGGATCTGCCCGAGCAGCCAGTTGGCGACCGCCGCAACGAGACAGACAACGACGATGATGATCAAGAACTCTACGAACCCCATCGGCTTACCCTCCTACCTCACAAACCCAGCCCGCAGGCCGCGGATGAACTGCTCGCCGCACTCCCGCGCTACCCCGTTCCCAATCGGCCGGCACACGAGCCCGTTGGAGCAGCCAAACGCCCCGCCCGGCGCATACAGGCTGATGCCAGCCCCGAGCGTCAGCGCATCGGCTGGCGAGGTCCAGCGGCCATCCCCGTACATGTCCGGGTTGGTATCGTGAAAGAACGGCGGCTCGATGTGGATCACCGGGCAGGAGAACGGTCCGACATGGCCGTGCGTGCCGTCGTAGCCGGCCAGGAGCTCGAGCACGCCAGAGCCGCTATCGTCCAGAGCCTTGTGCATCGGGTCGCGGCGGCCCTCCCACTCGATGAAATCCCAGGCTGACGGATGCGGCGGCGTGTCAATGCCGCGGCTGCCCCTCGAGCACAGCACCCCGCCCATGTTCGAGGGCCGGTTGAGCGTGCCGCAGTCGTAGCCGTTGGCCAGATCCTCGTTGCCGACGCGCAACAGCACATTCCAGCGGCTCCGCGCCACGTCCACGTTCATGTCCCAGATGTGCTGGATCTGCTGCTGGTTGAGCCCCTGGCAATCCGCGAGCGCCGCATGCGCCACCCGCAACCCTTTCAGCGCACACGTGTCGAACATCAGCGTCAGAGCTTCTTGATAGCCTGGCGCGAACGGATCCAGATAGAACCCGTTGTCTTTCTTCCACTGGCTCAGGTGCGTCCCGATGGTGACGATCACGTTGTAGCCGAGCACGATCGGATCGGCCAGGATGGCGCTCAAGTCATCGCCGTTCTTCGCACTCGTTGGGAGCGTGTGCATGGTGTAGCCGAAAAATCCCCACTCCGCCCCGTCCTCGGTCCTGATCTTGTGGCCGTCCGTGTGGAGGAATCCGTGCTCCGGTCCGGACGGGCCATTGTTGCCACCGCCACTACCGCCGCCGTTGGCCGGCTGGTCCCCTTCGATGAATAGCGGGTTTCCGTTGTAGAGCGCCCAAGTACGGCTTGCTGGGTCATAGGAACCAGTTTCATAAGTACTCGGCTGGCCGGGGTCATCGGTAGACCGCTCCTGTAGAGATCCGTTCGATTGCCGAGAAAGCCACGAGCGGCCATTCGGACTCTTGGCCGCATACAGGCCGTTGCCCTGCTTCACCAGCGTGCAGGACTCGTCAGCCCCAATACTCGAGCGCCACTCAAACGGCTGGCGGTTGTGGTCGCCTGGCGCCGTCGGTGGTTGGAGACTCTGGCCGCCGCCATGCCTCCAGTTCAAGATGCCGTGCTGCGGATCGCGGATCGCGCTGCTCATCGAACGGGCCTCGTTTTCCCTGTGCGCCCGGTCACCGGGCCGGTCGGTGTGGTGTACGTCAACGACATGTAGGCAGACCCACGCTCCACCCAGACCCGCACCTGTGCCCCACTCGGGTTGACGCGATCATGGAAGCTGATCAGCTCACCATCGGGCAGGTGATTGTTCGGCCCCATCGTGAAAATGTCGACCGTGACTGCTGGCTCAATCATGATGTCCTCAACCCACGGAGCCGCCGTAGGCACTCGTTGCGGAATACATCCACTCAACACCGGGCGGACACGCGTGCCGCCTCGGAGATAGAAATCGGATCGGCCTGACAAGGTGTGCTCGTTGAAGACGGGCGACCCTGACGCATACACCAGATCGGATCGATGCGCTTCCCACCGGAACCACCCCGCCCCGAACGCGAAGTAGTTCAGCTCAATCATCCGGTCAGCGCTATAGGCATCAGCCGTGGCATCGAACACCAAACAGACCACCGCCCGATCGCCAAGGTCCGGCCCGCACCAGTAGCGATCCCACAGCGCCAGGATCCAGACGGCCCGAGACAGCTCGCGCGTCTCGAACACCTTGCAGGTGCCGTGCGCCATCGCCAGGAACTTGTGCTCCCCGGACAGCCACGCCCGCGACTCGCTGATCGCCATGCGTCTGGGGAAGTGCCGGGTATCCGTCCATGTGTTGCTGCTGTCCGTGCCGCTGCTGTCCTCGAGCAAGTGGAACCAGTGATCGTCCACCGCCCACTGTTCGTAATGCGCGCCGGCCGGGGCCAAGCTGCCGAACTTCATGTACTCGAACACGCCCCCATGATGGAGGGGCGTCTGATCCATCGCGTGCGTCGGACCGTTGCGCGGCCAGGTGTCTGGCGTGCCCATGATGAACGGATACAGATCGATGACGTGACCGTCTGCTGAGCGTTGCGGCACCAAGGGGCCAACCGGCTGGGGGATCGGTGGCTCGGCTGGCGCCTGCTGCTCGGGAAATTGCGGCAGATCGGCCACGTCAAACCAGAGGAACCGCGTCAAGCATGCGCTCTGGAGCCAGGTCGCCACGGCACACTGCGACCCCCACCGATTGAAGCGAATGATCAGCGCCCCGCCTGGCTGTGGACCCGCCGCCAGCACGTAGCGCTTCCCATTGGCAAGCGCCACGCAGTCATAACCGGACTGGCCGACGGTGATCTCCCCGTAGGTGGTGTACTCCCCGATCACCCGTGACGGATCGGCTAGCGTCTCATCGCCGGTGACCATCCGGCCTGTGATGGCCTCGACGTACCGCCAGCCTTGGGTGCCGACCGAGCAATCCGAGATGTGGAGCACGCCACCCGCGTCGTAGATCACCGGGTTGACGCCACACGCCGTCTGGTTGATGCGCGTCCACACACCAGCCGTGTGCTCCCAGGTGACCCGAGCGAGGCCGTGCGACTGCCCTGCCATCTTCAGCCCGTCCGCTGACAGACGCACATAGAGCGGCCCCAGGCCACCCGCCGCCACTTCCTCCGCCGGCAGCGCAACATCCCCCTGACTGGTCACCAGCCGCGAGCCACGCACCAGAGAGAGGTATGTCCCATCGGGCAGCGCCTCGCCTTCACACCCACCGGGAATGTCCAGGATGCGGATCATGCGGACACCTCGAGCGCCGGTAGCACATCAGAGAGCCAGTTCCGGCGGCTGGCGATACCGTTGAACCCGCCGTTGATCTGCCGCGTCACTCGTGTCAGGTCGTCATCGTCAGCAAACACGTTGCAGCCTTTCGACTTCCACACCCAGCCTGCGACCTCGAGCGCGTGCGCTTCATCAATAACCAGTTCTGGTTGCTCTACCAGCGGCAGGCCGAGGCCGACACCAGCCATCGCGTAGGATGTCCGGCCGGTGAGCTGCAGCAGGCCCCGCCCGCGGAATCGCCAACCATCGCCGGGCTGGATGTTCCCCATGCGCCGGCCATACACCCGCTCGGCAATCTGCTCTGGCATATGCGCGCACGCTTGCGCCGACTCCAACGAAGGAAACCGCAACGGCCACACCACCATCAGCCGCTCAGCGGAATAGTTCAGGCTCTCCACCGACCGCGTCAGGCCCGCTGTTTCATGAAGACACTGCGCCAGGAAGTGCTGAATCCTCAGCCGCGTGGTCAGCCCGAACCGCGGGAACACCGTGTCCGCGCGCTGGAACGCCAGACGGTAGACGTCGAGCGCTTGCGGCGTGAGCTGGGCCAGCGCGTCAAGGTTGAGGATCATGGCGCGATGTTCCCGCGCGCCTCGGCCCTGGCCACCCGTTGCACTTCACGCACACCAAGCGCCAGTGCCATCACCATTCGGCGGACCGGCGAATGCTTCCGGCTCTCGAGCGCCAGCGTGTGAATCCAATCAGGGCGATCAGGAATGTCACCGAGCCCGGTCATGTCCTGCAGAATCAACACCGCGGCATGGAGCAGTTCCCTGTTGACGAGCCGATCGTCATGCGCGGCATCAAAGCCCAACTCGTGGACGTGCTTGGAGACTTCGACCGCGATCATGCCCAGCGCTCCTGTAACCACGCGGCTCTCCTTGCACTCGTCGCAGAGCGTCCCGAGGTTGCCGTATTCCCGGCCCCAACAGGTTGGGCAGTAATCGTCATCCAGATCCTCCACGCTCACTCACCGTGGCCCTCATCGTCTGGGCCACCGTTCGACGGTCGGGGATCAAGAATCTCCCCGTTGAACCCGACCAGAAATCGCAACCCACACACCGTGCAGATGCGGACCCCGTCAGCCCGAGGCCGGACATGGGCATGGCAGATCGGGCAGTCGATCCGCTCGTCCAGTGGGGGAATGGGCATCAGGCATCCCGGATCGCATCAGGTTTCTGTCCCGGCCGCGGCGTGCGCTTCTCTCGGATGCGCCCTTCGATCCGCGCGTCCAGGTGCTTCACCGCCGCCCCGATCAGGCCAGCGATCGCCGTGCCAACGAAGCCGTAGAACGCCACCAGCATTGAAGCCCGATCCTCCCCGTGCAGCATCGCCATTCCGACCGTGACGATCCCCGCCACCAACGTCAGCGCAATCACCCCGTTGATGTACATCCGCACGCGGGACTCGCGTTTGAGTTGTTCAAACTCGCCCCGCATGTGCTCAAAGACGGCATCGCTTGGATCGTCTCGTCTCCGGTGTGACACCATTCAGGCGCGGCCTCCTTGGCCATGAGTCTTGGGGGGATTCCCGTGACGAGTCTGATGTAACCCCAACACGCGGAAATCACCATTCCACATCTTCGAGTCCCCCCAAGCGTTAACGCTTGCGGCGCGTCCTCTGCCGCGCATCGAACAACCGCCCCGCCATCGTGGTATGTGTGCGGCGTTCCCGGCGCCTACGGTCACGCGGCTTCGGTGGTGGCCGGCACATGCGACACTTCGTAACATACGTGGTCGAGGTCGGATGCATCTCGAACCACGCCCGCTTGACGTCCAGTTCCGCTGTGCAGTGGCACTCATAGACCAGCACCCCACAGGTGCAGCGCACCCGCACATGGCCCGTGTTGAAACACGTGGGCTCGATCCAGCGCTTCGGATGTAAGCGCACGAGGCCATCACTCCTGGTCCTCGATCATCGCGGCACCACCGGTACCGTTGGCTGCGGCATCATGGTGCCCGGCACCGCTGGCGTGTAGATCACTTGGGGCTGCGACGGCTCAGTCGAGCGCGTCAGGAACACCGCAATCGTGATGAGGGTGGCGATGAGCGACACGGCCCCGAGCAGGAATCCCCACAGCGCCGACATGCCTGAGACTTGGCCGGTGTTCGTGGCCCTGGCTTCGCTCAGACTTTTCACCTGCGTCAGCAGCTCCGCCATCATCGGATCCGAGAACTTGCTGCGGCCCTGACCCTCATAACTGGATTTCTCCAGCGCCGCAATGCGTTCGGTGATGGCGCTGATCGTCGCAGCCGTCTGATTGGCAATCGTGGTAGCAGTCGAGTTCAGCGCGTTCCGCAGGTTCTCAGCGTTGGCGGTGGTGGTGGCGGCCAGCGCCTGGATCGCTTGCGAGGCCCGATCGGCGGCCGTGTTCACGGCCAGCACATCCACTTGACGAATGGCGTTGAGACGATTGGATTCCAGCTCGCGGATTTCTTTCTCGTGGTCGGCCCGGAGAATAGAGAAGTTTCTGTGATGTTCGGCCCTGATCCCGGCTTCACGCTCCAGCGCATTCAGCCGTGTCTCAGCCACCTGGCTTCGCAGCAGCGCCATGTCATCAAGGCGCCGAACCGCAGCCTCGACCAAATCGAGGACGTTCTTACTTGGGTCGTACGCGATATTGCCAGCCGCATCGACAGCCATGCCGACATTCGGATGGGCGCCTATGTGCTCGTTACTCATGACGGTGGTCCCGGTCCGGCGTCTTCCACGAGGAACGGCCCGAGCGCCAGCATGTCGGCCCCGGACAATTCGTAGGCTTCGATGGTTCGCAGGGTGAGCGGACGCACGTCGAGCTCCACGGATACAGCAGCTTCCGCAGTCGTGCGGGACACGAACTCCGACCAGTGGTCAGGCGCCACCGCGAGGATCGGCTGGCCTGCTGGTTGGCCTGCCGCGATTTCGGCAGCGGTGGGATCGCGCTCGGCGCCCAACTCGCGGATCGCGTCGAGGCGCTTGTCCTCAAAGTGCTGGGTTTCAGCCGTAACGCTGCGGAGGAGTTTGGCGATGTCGTACGCCGCTTTGGCATGGACGGCACCAGCGGGAAGACGCACCGCGACCAGCCGTTTCAGCACGTCGGCCACCCCCAGCAACTCACCCATCGACACCGTAATCATTCAGCCAGCCCCTCTAGTTGATTTCAATCTCGATGTCCACGAAGACATCCGTGGTCGCCGTGCTCTGGGCAAAGACGTTTCCTGTAACATCAGCGTAGAGCGTCACCACGGTAGCGGTATCAGGGGCATACGCCTGCCCAGTCTTGTACGTGCCGTTGTCTTTCACCAGAATCAAACTCACCACAACCCCATGCGCCGAGAAGCCGCCTGGAATTGCCAGCTTCAGCAACGCCCCGCCAGCATTCGTCACGTCCGTGTTGTTCAACACGGCTTGCAGGTGCATCGTCTTGCCCGTCAGTCGGTACCGATAGCCGATCTGGTCACCTGATGCTACCGTCCAACTGCCCGCGCTGGCGGTAAAGTTGCCACCCGCGTACGTGACGTTGATCCACTCGCCAATGGGTGTAGTGCGGCCACGCTCAGAGATGGTGCTGGAAACGGTCAGGCTTCCCGTGAGCGCCACCACTCCAGTGCTATTTACAATGACTGATGTATTGTACGCCGCAATTTGCACGGACGATGAATTAGGTACGCCTGGACTCGCCGTGGGTTGCGATTGAACAAGGACTGATGCTTCTTGCGCGCTGTCCGTCTTGGCGTGCAGATATACCTGAGTCAGCTTCGTCGTGTTAGTCCCTGTATTGTCAAGACTGATGTACCGCTGATTCGACGCGCCGGTGATTTCGTACCCATACAGCCCATAGATCGTGCCGTTCCCATTCGTCGCATTGAACCGGTAACTCTGCGACGGATCTGGCACGGAGAACGTGGTCCCGACCACCACGGTAATCCCGGTGGTGTCGATGCTCACGGTATCGCTCACCACCGTCAGGTCCGTCCCGTCCCACGTCACACGATTCCCTGCCGGATCACCGACGCGGAACTTGTACGACGTGTCCTTCCCCATCCAGATCCCGGTGCCAGTGCCGTAGGCCGTGGGGACCGGATTGCCTAGCGCGAACGAGGGCACGGTGTGGTTGATCTTTACCGTGTTAGTGGACCCATCCCAGAGCAGCAGATCTATGCCGTGGAGCTCGAACGCGGTATTGCTCGCCCGGAAGTACTGGCCGCCGGTCGCCGCATACGTCCCGGCCACCATGCCGTACTCGTTGTTGGTGCCAGTCACCCCGCGCAGATTCCCGAACCGCGTCCGCAGCGTCCGGTTCACCCCGATCGGTGAGGTCGCCCACGTCACAATCTGCGCGTACGGCGCATTCATGCCGTTCGTTTCGTTCACCAGAATGGTGCCAGTAGCCGGCGTCGCGGGCGAGCCCGCCACGGTGTAGGTAAAGACCGTGGCACTCGTGACGGTGATCGTGAAGGTGCCGTTGTACTGGCTCTGCACGGCCCCGCTGATGTTGACGGAGTCGCCGGTCAGGTAGCCGTGGGCATACGTTGTCGTCACCGTGGCCGTGGTCGTGACGCGCGTGATCGACGTCACGTTCACCGTGCCATCGACCGCCGACACCTCGTAGTAGCCATTCCCGGTGATGCCGTAATCAAGTACCACCGCATCGACCGCGATGACCACCGCCGCCGCCGTCGTGCCACCGTTTGCGCCTGTCCCTCGGGTGAAGGTCCACGACTGCTGGCCCGCATTCGCGCCCGACCCGTCGGCGTACGCCGTGACCACGCCCACGCAATCGGTAATTGTCAGGCTCCCAGCCGCACGGCTGAAGCTCCGCAGGACCACTGAATCCCCAGCCTCAAAAGCGGCCATGTTCGGGGCGCTCGGCAGATCCCGCACCCACAACGTCGCCGTGCCAGCCAGGGCCGGCACCGTGAACGCCTGCGCCACCATCGCCACCGACTTCGTAATAACCTGGCCGCCAGCCAACGCCTGCTCGAGATCGGCCACGAACGACTTCGCGTACATCTCATCCACGAACAGATAGCGGAAGTCCGCGGCCCCGGCACTGTCCACCCGCCACGCCGTCGTCTGGCTGGCATAGGTGGGATTCCCCACATAGCCAGAGAAGTCGGCATTGCCGGTGACTCCGAGCGTGCCCGCCACGACCGTGTTACCGCTGGTGGCGGACACCGTGAACTTGGTGCTGTTGACGAAGAAGTCCCCAAGGACCGCGGTATTCCCCGTGGCCGACGCCACCGTGAACTTGCTCGTGGCAACCGCGAAGTCTCCAGTTACCCCCAGCGTACCGGCCACCACCGTGTTCCCGCTGGCTGCCGCGACGGTGAACTTGCTAGTCGCCACCGCGAAATCGCCCGTGACGCCAAGAGTGCCAGCCACCACCGTGTTGCCACTCACCGCCGCCACGGTGAACTTCGTCGTGGCGACAGAGAAGTTGCCATCCACCTCCACGGTGGATTGGAAGATCGTGGCGCCGCTGATCGTGGGTGTGGCTGTCCACGTCCCAGACCCGCTCGGCATCCGCGCATACGGCAGGTTGCCCGTGACCGTGCTCGTCGTCAGCGCGATCGTGAACCCAGCCCCTGTGGCGCCAGCCACCAGCGTGCCCGTGCGCGTGATGAGATCCTGCGTCGCGGAGGTAATCGTGCCGGTGAGCTGCCCGGCTGGGATGCTGGTCAGGCTCGCGCCACTGCCGCTGAACGTCGTCGCCGTGACCGTCCCGGCGAACACGACATTGACCGTGCCGGTGGGCACCCGAAAGACCGTGGCCGCAGCCGGGCTTAGGAGGGTAAAGTCGTTGGTGACCCCGGTGAACCCACCAATGGCCAGCCCGAGCCCAGAGCTGATGTAGGCAGTGCCGGCCGCGAATGTGCCGCCCTCGAGCGTCAGGCCACCACCAGCCAAGATTGTCCCGTTGAACCGGATGTTCACGGTGCCAGTGGGGACCGAGGCAATCAGGCTCCCACCGCCAGGGTTCCACACGCTGAAGTCGTACAGGGACCCTGTTTGCCCGACGAGGGCCGTGCCACCTGCCGCGCTCTTGTAGATCGTCGCCAACGTGGAGCCGCTGATCAGCAGGCCCCCAGCCACCGTGGCGACCGTCCCGTTATCGCTGATGATCGAATCGCCGAGCGTGCTCGAGGTCAGCCACTTCGCAATCTTGTTTGCCGTCCCGCTGCCAGCCGCCCCACCGACGTAGACGATCCCGCCAGACCCGCTCGCCGGGCCAGCCCCGCCCCCGCCAAGGCCCTTGTAATAGTCCCGCCAGGAGTCGCCCAGCACCGACCGGGCCGTCACCTCTCGCTCAACAAAGTTGTCGCCAGGATTCTGAATCGTGACGTCCGTGATCAGGAACGTCCCGGACAGATTCCGCATCGTGCTGGTGATCGTCTGGGATTGCCCCGGATGGATCCCTGTCTCGCGCGTGCGATAGCGCACGGTCTTCGGGGTCGCCGAACTGGTCGCCACGTAGGCCGTGGCCAGGAGCAGCGCTACCGCGACATCGAACACCTGCGGCTCCGTAACGATCCGCTCAACCGGGTTGGTGGCATACGAGCCGTCCAGCGCATTCGCCGAGACGCGCACCGGGAACTGCGCGGCATACGTAATCGTGATCGCCGCGCCTAGGGCTGGCGCCGAGGTGCGGGTAATCGTGTTGGCCACCGGGTCATAGACCCAGTACGGGGGCGTCGTCACCCCGATCGGCTCGAACACCCCGGCACTCGTCACGTAGCCCGCATGGGAGGACAGCGGATACAAGAGCGTAAAAACGGTTTGCGACCCCGTCCCGGTAAACGAATCGGTAACAGACGCCAGGCCCTCCCCTGCGAGGACGGTGATCCGATTGGCATAGTCCCGCCGCGAGACTTCGCTGGCGATGTCGCCAAGGGCTTTGTCGTTGGTGTCGGTGACAGTGAACGGGGCCGCATCGGATGCCGGCAACTGCATCCGCAAGACTTTGGAATAGTCGATGTTCCAGACGTAGCCGCCGCTCAGGTCTGTCAGTTGATTCAGAACATCATCAATGCGCCAGTAGGGATACGCGAGCACGGGCAACGTCGGCCCATTCACCTGGGAGGCGTGCAAGGTGACACCGTGGGCCGCCAGCGCAGCCGTCACCACCGTCAACGCCGCCTTGAGGTTGCCGGCCACAATCGTCGTGTTGAGGTACGTCCCCGAGGCAAACGAGTTGAAGTCCACCGCCCCAATCGTGGTCACGATGGGAGTGATCCCATAACCACCGACGCCAGCCTCAGACGGTGTCGAGATCAGGCCGCCAAAGATCCGGATACCGCTTTCGGTGAGGAGAACTTCCGCATCAATGGCTGGCCGGTACGAGGCATCCGCCGAGACGATGGCCCCGGTAAATGTGTTCGGGCCGTTTGCGGTTTCCTGAATCGACCAGCCCTGCTGGAGGTTTTTGGCGACGCCTGCGATGGTGAGGACGTAGGCCACAGATCACGCCGCTCCGTGTTCCTCTAAGACATTCGGCAGCACCTTCGCAATTTCCAGCGTGAGCTCGCGGATCGACTGGCGATCTTTCAGGATTGGACGGTCGATGTTCACGGTCAGGTTGACCACGGTCGAACCTTTGGCCCCGCCACCGCCCAGCAGCGCCGCCTGCTGCTTCTTGTTCAACACGAGTTCGCCAGGCGTGAGCATCGCCGGCTGTGTGTCGGTCCCGCGTGGCACCCACCCGCCAGAACTGAACGGGATGATCCGGCCCATGCCAACTCTCCCGCCGGTGGCTGCGCCTGGCGCATCATCGCCACCGCCGGTGTCTGGCCGCCGCTCCACGTTCCATCCGATCGGGATGGTGACGCGCCGCTTCGACAGGTCATCGAGCGCCCCACCGACGCCCTTGGTCAGCGCCTCCGTCAAGTCGTGGATCGCGTCGATGACGCCCTTGAACCCATCGGTCAGGGTCATCGCCCACTTGACATCATCCAGGTTCTCGATCTTGTTGCCGGCCTCGTCAGTGAGCGTCCCAAGGTCCACCATCTTCTGCAACAGCGGCTTCATCGCGATCGGGATCTCGGTGGACGTCTTCTTCGACAGTTGGTAATAGTCAGTGATCGCATCGCTCATCTTCTCGGTGATGAGCGTCACGTCGAAACCGGCCTTGGAGAGATCGGCGAAGTCCTGAATCAACCCCTGCGCGATTTCATCGAGATGCGCCTGTTTGAACTTTTGGCCGGCTTCCTCCCACGACAGGCCGTACTTCTCAATCAAGCCCGGCAGTCGCCCCATCCAGGCATCCTGCCCAGCGAGAGCCGCGTTAATGTCATCGATGGCTTTCTTGGCCTGCTCAGGATTGTTGCGGCCCACGCCCTGCGTCAGCTTGATCCAGAGTTGTTCACCAGCCGCACCAAGCGCTCCCAACTTGGCATGCAGCGCATCGAATCCGCCGTAGGAAGCCGCGAAGTCCTTCACCGCGTCGCGCCCTGCCGTGCCGAGGCCAAGAACACTCGAGAAGAAATGGCCGACTGCTTTGGCGCCGGAGATGGCCGCCGCCGCGATCCCACCGATGCCGGATGCGATGCCGATGAGTCCGCTGAAACTTCCAGCCCCAGCCTTGAGCCCGTCCTTGAGTTGGGCCACGCCTTTCTGTGCGGTGTCCAGCGCGGCCACCATCGTTGAGAGATCGCGCACGATGTCGCCGAACGCGCCGCCAGACACCTGTGAGAGTTGCGCCAGCGACTGCGCGAGATTGCCTACGTTGACCCTGACCTTGTCCACAGCCGGAGGAATCGGCTTGATCTGCTCTCCGACATGACCCCACGCAGCCCCAAGGCCATCGATCGTGGTGATCGCGCCGGCCCAGTCTTTCGGGAGAGGAAATTCAATCTTGACCTTGGTACCAAGCCTTTCGAACGATTCAGAAAGCCCGTCGACCACCCCTGGCATCCGCTTCTCAATGTCCTCCCACGCTTTCATCGAGTTGGCGAGTTGATCGACTTGGATGCGATGAATACCTATTTGAGTGGCGATCGTCTCGTGGCCTACACCCAGCTTTAGGAGGTACTCCACGCCGAGGCGTTGGACCGAGTTCAATGGGGTCTGGGCTGCGGTGATCTCCTTGAGCGCTTCCGCGTGTTTCTGGGCCGCCCTGGCAGCCTCCGATTGCTCCTCTTGGGTCAAATGGGTTTCGTGCCGCAAACCTTCAGTGGACTTCTTCGCCATGTCGGAAGTCGCCACGTATTCGGAGATCTGCGCGCTCGTCAGATGGAGCTGTGCCTTGACTTCCTCGATCGATACGCCAACCCCGACATAGCTCTTGATTAAGGCTTTTGTTTTGTCGTCCAGCTTGGTCTCTGCGTCGATGAGGCCGTTCACCACGCCGGTGATGCCGCCGCCGAACGCGGCACCAATCGCAAGGCCCTTCAGCGCCTCAAAGGTCCGCGGGATTTTGTTCACCGCCTCAGCGAGCCTGAGAAAGTCCGCGAGCATCCCGCCAGTGACGATCGTGATCTGGTTCCCGAACGTGGTCCACGCATCGCCAGCTTCGTCTAGCCGCGCTATCGTGTCGTTCGACATCTTGTCCGCGGCATCAGAGACGCCTCGGAATCCGTCCTTGATGGCGGGTAAGAGTTCCGCGCCAGCTTTCCCGAACAGCGCTGTGGCCACCTGCGCCTGCTGCATCGGATCGGCAATCGTCTGGATCGCGTCGGTAATAGCGAGGAAGGCATCCTCTGGACGCATGTCCCGGATCGCCGCGAAACTGAGGCCCGCGTTCTTGAGCGCCTGAACGGTGCCCTTGTCGCCTTCAGCAAGGTTGACGTTCATCTTGTTGATGGCGTTGCCAACGGTATCGAGTGACGACCCTGCCAGATCCGCTGCCGCCTTGAAGCCCTGCACGGCTTCTGCCGAAATCCCGAGCTTGGCCGAAGTGTCGTTGATGGCGCCCGCCGCGTCCACGACACGCCCGACGAACGACACCACCGCCTGTGCGGAGAAGGCGACGCCGACCAGCCCCGCCATACTTTTGAGCGTTGCGCCAACAGTGTTGAACAGCGAGTTCAGGTTCTCGGTCGGGGCCTCAACTTTCTTGGTGGCATCCGCGAGCGCAATCATGGCCGGAGGTGCAGTCTGTCCGAGCTTGCCGTATTTCTCGATCGCCTCGGTGACGGCAGCATTGACCTTGGCTTGTTCCTTTGCCGTCAGCGTCGCAGCCCCGCCCATCTCGTTGATGGCCTTCGTCAGCAGATTGGCATCTTGGATGATCTTGACGCCTGAGAACTGGTCCCCCATCTTGTTCAGCGACGCGCCCACCTTGCCGGCACCGGATTCGAAGTCGCGCAGTTTCAGCACAGCGTCATCGCACGCTTGCACGAACTTGCTGAAGTCGGCTTCGAAACGTCCGGTGATCGCCATTTAGCCCACGCCCTCGCCTTCCTGGCCTTCCTTGTTCAACATCTCGATCAGCACGTCATAGACCTCGATCGGCAGCGCCAGCAGATCGTCATAGGTCCAGTGCATGATCCGGCACACCGTTAGGTCGCTGGTGATGCGCTCGGTGTGCCCTGGACGTTTTTTCGTTCCGCCCGCGCCGCTTCGACCGTCGCATCGTGTGCGTCAATCGCCTGCTCGATCTCGCTGTAGCTGTCAAGATCGAGGTTGTTGACGGCGGACTCGCTCACGGGAACCGGCCGGCCTTCGCTGTCAAGAAACGACCAGGCAACTAGATACGCCAGGATCTTGGTCATCCCTACCATGCGCGGCTCCAGAATGGCCTTTTCGCCGAAGGACATCTGTTTGACGAGCGAAGTAAAGATCAACCGTTGCTCGCCTGCCGTCAGTTCCTTCTTGATGTCGATGAAATCGTTGTCTGAGAGTGGCAGCCTAACGACTTCCGGCTGCACGAAGCGGAGGCGACCCATGCAATCACGCTTTCTGTGGACCAAGGCACGCAGTGAGCGCGCCGTCCTGAATCTGCAGCTCCTCGACCGGCCAGTGCCACTCGCCTTTCGCGTGTGGGGCCACGAACACCAGCGGGCGCTGCGAAACCCGGTAGGTGTCCTGCGAGACCACCGACGCCGTCAACGTACGGGCGGTGTCGGTGCTGACCACCGTCCAGGCGCGAAGGACAGCCGCTGAGTGATACGACCAGCGGATCTGCCCTTCGACGCCTGTGATGGTGACATTCACTGTTAGTTAAGGCTTGAACTACGACTTTCCCAGCTTTCATTCACGGTTTTCTGCCCCAGCTGCCGTTAGCGCTGAAATTGCCAGAGACGGTGTTGGCTGCGCTCACACTCACCGCTATGGACGCATCCAGCCAGGCCGGACCGTACCAGTACACGGTCGGGGATGCTGACGACGGGTAGAGATACATCTTGACCCCGTCCGTCGAATCTGCCCCTGTGAAGATGGCCAGCCCGGTGTCATCAAGGAAGCCCGTGAACGATCCCTTGATGTCCTTGAGGCCCTGCACGTACGTCTTGTTGGCGTCACCGAACGCGGTGACCTCCACCTTGTCCGTGGTGAAGTCCGCGTTGTAGCCACTCAGCGACACCGTAGTCGTGGCCGCGCCTGACCCTGTCGTGCTGAGGTACACAACCCCAGATTTCCCGTGATACCTAGCCATGTGTGTCTCCCCTAGCGCCCTGCTCCGCTACGCAGCCCATCGCTGCAGGAGCGTTTGTAGATCCCCGATCACCGCGGTCGCTCTATTGCGCCACGATGACTCGGCCACACAGGCCGGTAACTGCGCTGCCACGTCTGCCCGCCCGGCAGGATTCGCCAACCACATCCGGATCACGTCTTCCGCTTCGGCTGGTGACGTGAACGTCGGCACCAGATCGCCAAAGATTTCCGGCACCTCTGCGCGATAGGTGCTCACATGAAACGCCCCGCACGCCGCCAGTTCATACGCCCGAGGGTTCAGGGATTCCGCATGAGCAATCTGCGGTGCCTGTTTGCCCCAGCCCATCGATGTGCGATACAGGTTCAGCCCGATTTTGGCGCGACGGTAGAGTGCGGCCGTGCGGACGTTGTCCGTCTGGTTGCCGCGCACAAACCGGCGGAGCGGATGCCTCGAGCCCAGCGACTCCCACGAGCCGTACAGCCCGAGGTCGATGCCCGTCCAATCAATCGCGCTCAGCCACTCCACCCGCTCGGTAAACGCGGAGCCCACGAACACCACATCGTGCGACGGCAGTGCCTCGTCTCCTGGCTGCGGCCCTGGCAGATGCCGGGCCGCGTGCCAGGCGTGCGGCAGGTACCCGCTGTTCGGGTTGACGCGCCTAAAGGCATCCACCGCCGACCGCTCATTCGTCCAGCAGCCATCCACGATCTGAGCGAATGCGAGTTCCTTTTCCTGGTCGTATGGCGACTCGGTGAACAGCACGAAGATCGGCAGGCCAGAGGCTTTCATCACCATCGCCACGTCAGGATGGACAAACATCCCGCTGACAAGGAACACGGCATCGAGCCCGCGGAACGTCTTGATCCACCACGCCACCCAAAACGCATCCCGCCCAGCCTGGAGAAAGACGTCCACCTTGTTGGGCTTGGCGATGTCGGGATTCGTCTTCTTGTGCTGCCGCCAGTTGTAGTACAGCCAGCTCTGGGACCGCGCGATCCGCGTGTCGAGGGCGTAGTCAACGATCTCCACACCGTGATGGGTGAGGCCATCGCGGAGCCCAGCTGCGACGTCAGCCGTCGCCCACGACGCGCCTGGGCCGATAAACATCAACTTCACGCTGGCCCCTTACGCGCTGAGCACAAGTAGCCAGTCGTCATCTTGGTGAACTGCACAAATCCGAAGCACTCGAACCGCCGCAGGAAGTCGTAGGCGCACTGGCCTTCTGGCGTCAGCTCGCAGGCCGTGATCGTCACCTGCGTGAACGCCTGCAACAGCAGTTGCCAGCCCTGCTCGGTGAAGCGCCAGTAGTCCTTGTAATCAGTCGTCCGATGATCGGGCCACAGGAAGGGCGACGTCACGAGCAGCAGCCCGCCCGGCTTCAGCACGCGAAACACTTCACGGATGGCCGCCTGCGGATCCACGCAATGCTCAAGCACTTCTGTCAGCACAACACCATCGAAGGAATCATCTGGGAACGGCAGCGCCAGGAGATCACCCTTGGTGTCCTCACCTGTGGAGGTGTTCACCTCCCCGAAGGTGACGTAGCCATCGCCGAGATAGGTACGCGGGCTGTAGACGCCGACGTCGAGAATGTTTCGCCCGAGCTCGGCACGGTGCGACCACACCCAGTGCTCCAACTGCACGCGGTGGTAATCCGGAGCAGGGAACTCGTGCAGCCCTGGCGTGTTCTGCGCCCACTGCAGCAGATACGCATAGCCTTCGGATTGGCTCAGGCCGTAGAGCAGGACATCTCGGCTCATAAACTCATCACCACGCGGTACTGCCCCCCGCGATGAAACCAGCGGATGCTCGGATCCACATCGTCCACTTCGGTCATCCTCACCCGCGACTCCCGGCGCATGAGCATCGGCGAATAGCCAGACACCGTCAGCGTTTGCCCCTCGAGCAGCGTGTCGATCCTGGCCGCAGCGCTCTTGATGTTGGCGCCAGCCGTCGAGAGCGCCACCGCCTTGACGAGAATCAGCGCGTCCTCATAGGACCGGCCGCTGAACTGCGGAACGTCCTGCTCATCCACCAACGAGACGATCACAAACTTCGTGGAGCCTGGCGGGCTCTCATCGATGTAGACCCCGTTGGTGCAGATCGCCAGCAACGTGGCATCTGCGCCAAGCAGCGCGACCAGCGCGTTGTCAATGTCAGAGCTGTCACTCACCGCCGCTCACCAACAGCCCTTTCCGCACCAGCAAATCCTTCAGCGCGGTATACATCTGCCGCCGAGCCTTAATCGCGCGCGTGATGAACACTCGACCAGGCGGCATACTGCCCCGGTTCGCCCCGATGTCCGTGTGCCGCGCCTGCGTGCCAAACTCGAATAGCGCCGCATGCTTGGCCGTGTTCTTCACGATGGCCCCGGCGCTGTACTTCCCCTGGTCCACATGCGTCACCGTCAGGTGATCCCGCAGGTTTCCCGTCCGCACCGGATACGCTGCCTTAATGTCGGCTGCAGCACCGTTCGCAGCCCCTTCCACGATGTGCGACGCCTCGCCCGCCAGTTCCGCCGGCAGGTTCCGCAGCGCTTCCCTGAGCTCATCCAGCCCATCGAATACAAGGCGGTTCGACATTAGGGCACCACCTCCACCGCCAGCACGATGGTTTGCACGCCAGCGCCCTCTTGATCGTTCACGTCCACCACGTTTGCGGTATGCGTCACGTTGGCCCGATCCACCCAGACCACAGTCGTCTTCGTGGTGATACCTGAATGGAACCGGCCGGTCATGATGTAGGAGCCATGCGCGATCACTGTGGACGCGAAGTGCCGCTCGGCCGATCGCACAGTGGCTTTCTCAATCGCGCACCGCCATGTGGCCGGCGACAACGGCGCGGGCGTCTGCGTGAACCCACCGTCACCATCCGCAACAGGCGTCCCAGGCGTGGATAGGGTCGCCGTCTGCCGGTACTCCCCGATGGCGTTGGTCACAGTCATGACGCCACCGAGAAGGTGTCAGACAACACCTGCGACGGATAGGCTGAGTACTTGAACCCATCCATCAACATCTGCACGCCGTAGGGCAACACGATCACGTTCCCGCGCGCCGCCTCGTGGACCGCGGATCGGAATGTGTCAAAGTGGCCCACGAGGAAGCAGAGGATTCCTCGGATCAGCGGCGGGATGTCAGCGGCCGTGTTCCCATAGCCGCAGACGTAGCGGATCCGCACCGTGCCGGTCTGTGCTCGAGCAATCGGCCAGACGCCACCCGAGATCGGCTCCACGAACCCGCGCCGCGCATACGGCCCCACCGGGATCGAAGTCGTGAACAAGTTGGCGAGCGGAGAGCCGCCCTGATACGACTGCAGCACCCCGCTGCTGTCGATGTACTTCACGCTGGTGACAGACTGTAACGGTGGCTTTGGAAGCTCAATCCGCGCATCACTGCCGCTGCCGCCGACGAACGGGAACGCATCGATCCACGCCTCACGGGTGGCCGTCAGCAACTGCCGTCCGGTCTGCTCCTCGAAGTAAGAGGCCGCGGCATCGATGTAGACCGACGTCAGCGTGTCGTCTGTCGTGCCGAGCGCGCGGATGTGCTGCTTGACGTAGGCGAGCGTCAGCGCCTGCACCGCGGGCGAGCCGCCGGCCACCGTGCTAATCAGCGTGTCGGTCAGCGTCAGCGTGCTCATACGTGGACCTGGTTGATGTGCGCGATCACTTCCGGCCGCCACACAATCTCATCCGCTGCCCAGCGCATCGTGGTGAGAAAGCAGTAATCGCCGCAGTCCTGCCGCTCACCCCACTGGCCGAGAAGATCTGGAACGTTCGGGATCAGCATCATCGGCGTCCCCACGTTGCCGCGCTCGATGTACGGCAGGTGCCAGAGAGTGTTGCCGTTCTCGTACCGCATCCGGAACAGCACTGGCCGCCCCGGTGTCTGCGCGATGGCGTCAGCCATGAGCGCCCGCGTGCCAGGCACATAAGCATCATCGTCGTCAAGGTGTGCGAGGTAGGCGCCACGAGCCAGCGGGGTTGCCCTGTTGCGCTCGGTGCTGCCCCAGTCGCGGCCCGGCTCGCAGGGCACGTACCGGATCTGGCCGTCAGTGCGTGCCTCGACATTCCCGATCACGATCAGTTCATCGCCCGGCCAGAGTTCCACCGACTGGATCGCCTGCGCCAGCGACGGCCGCCCGGTCGTGGCGATGATGAAGGTGATCGTGCTCATGCGGACGCCGCCATCCTGAGACGCCCCAGCGCGTCGCTGACCAGCTTTCGGCCCTCGTCCACACACTGGAAGTACAGAGACTGATAGGCGTAGGACTGCACCTCGGCCACCGCCTGCTGTTGGTCTGGGCTCATGCCCTGCCAGTGATGCGCCACCACCACCTCTGGCACCCGGATGGCGCGGCCAAACGGCATCAGCACGTCGCGGAGCCAGATGTCTGGATAGACCAGCCGCTCATCGAACACGAACCCGAGCAGGTTGATCAGCGTCCGAGAGACGCACGGGAAAATGAAGTTGCCAGCGTTGGCTGTCTCGATGCCGAAGTTGAACAAGCCATCTGGAATCGAAGCCGCACGCTCAGCCAGCAGGATGTCCCAGCCCTTGGTCTGGAACTCGGCATCGTCGTTGACCACGATCACCAGATCGCCACGCGAGCGGTGCGCGGCTTCGTTGATGAACGCCGGCAGCGTGGCGTAGCCAGTCCGATGCGGTCCAATGACCAGCACCGGCGTGCGCCAGGAATCCGGAGTCCGTGATGTCAGGTGCGTGATCATGGCGGCGTCGTCGTCGTCGCAGCGCAGCACCACCTCGACGCGATCCGGATCGGCGGCCATTGTCCACACCGAATCCAGCATCTGATCGACCAGCGCGATGCGCGCACGGACAGGCGCGACGACGGAGATGCGCGTGCGCGGCGGCTCATAATGGCTGTCGCTGATTTTTCCGTTCTCGCCATACCAGGTCATGCCGCAGCCTCAGGCACCATCGGATACACGATCATTACGCCCCGGTGCGGGAACTCGGCCGACTCGTCGTTGTACTCGACCACATGCAGCGGACTCCATTCCGTTAACACGTCATGCAGGTATTCGTACGACAGCTCCTGCCCGTCATAGGAATCCACGCCCAAGCTCGGACAATCAGGCACCCGCGCGTCGTGCATCACCAGCACGCCTTGGCCTCGCGGGATCGCACGGATCTCATCCTTCAACGGCCAGTACGCTTGCCAGTGCGCGTCGAGGAAGAACAGCGTGTGCTCGGCATCCAACCCCTTCGCCACCAGCGTCCGCAGCGCATCCGGCGAGTTCATCTCCAGCAGCGTCACGTTCTCGACGCCGTCATGCTGCAACGCCGCCCGCACCGACTCGATCCGCGCTGGGACGTTGTCCACGCCGATGACCTTCTCAGCCATCTGCGAAAAGAGGAACGTCGAGCCGCCCTTGTCAATGCCTGTCTCCACCACAGTCGTGATGCCACGCGCGATGATGATCTCGGACAGGCGAGCCAGGAGCTTGCTGTCCAAGAGCGCGCAGATCGGGATCGGCTGCATCACGGCACCATTAGCCGCAACAACGCCTGCCAATGCTCCGGACAACGAGCCAGCCATCGTCGCGTCCACCCCTTCGTCTCACAGCCGCATACTTCACACCGCCCACGCTCTGGAGGGTTGTAGTCAGCCGGATACTGCTGCTTTTGATTCATCACGCCACCTGCTGCTTTTGATTCATCACGCCACCACTAGCCGAATCGACTCCCGCAGCACCGGATCGCTTGGATAGCGATCGCCAAGCACGTCCTTACTACACGGCTGCTGCTTGTCCCACCGGTACGAGGCTGGCGGATCGCTCACGCCCCATCTGGCCCATGCCATCGTCCGTGGCACATATGCTGGCCTAACCCCCATGTGTATCCCGCGCGTGTCTGCGAGGAACGCCGTCCCAGCCGGACCACAGATCGCACAAGTAATTCCATGCTCTGCACCGTGCTGTGTGCCCTCCTGAAACAAATGCGCGCCAGCGTTCTCATACAGGACATCCGTCAAGTAAACGAACAGCGCCATGAACCTGACATCGTCCTTGTCCCTGTGCCAGTCCTGGATGTCAGGGTTTGGCGGCCCATTCAGGGGATACGTCGTGAAGGCATTCACAGAATAGAGCAGCCCAGGCTGGCCTAAATACTCATTGACATCGCCAGCGAACTTCAGCGCGAACTCAAAGAAGTACGGCGCCCGCAGCACGTCCTCTGGTGCCCAGCACGTTGAGCTGCCAGCCGGTTGCGCGGCCACGCTGGCGCCCTTGACGTGGCCTGGATACGTCGGCCGCGTCTGGAGAAACGCCAACATCTCCGCCGCGCCTGACATGACGCCGACGCGCATGATGCCGGTATGGGCAATGTCAGCAATCACAGAATGCTCCGAGGTGATCCCAGCGTCCTCGAAAAGTCGCCTGATCCATCGCCATGTATTGCGAGACGTTGCCCTGCTTCGCCTCGTCGTGGCCGTTGTAGTGCCGAATCACTGAGCCCTCGACCGTGCGGATCGGCACCCCCGCCGCGTGCGCTCGCAGACCGAGATCGGGATCGGCATAGAAGGCGCGATAGGCGCCGTCGAGTAGTCCGCCCAGCTTGGTGAACACACCCCGATGCGCGAACGGAAACGGCACGAACAGCTTCCCGTAGTACACGAACCGATAGGCTGGGTAATGCTCTGGCGCCAGCAGCGCATCTGGCGCATCCACCGCCGCCGACCAGAGCCGCGACAAGGCGCCAGGCTCAAGGCTTGATTCGTCGTTGCACAGAAACAGGTACTCCCCAAGCGCCACGCGGTATGCCATATTCACGGCATCCACCGGCCCGCGCCGGGGACAAACGATCCATCGCACCGGCAACGGCATCGCCCAATCAGGATCCGGCGGGAAGTCGGCCACCACGATGACCTCATGCGACAACCCCTCCGCCGCAGCACTGATGGACGCCACACAATTTCTGACGAGCGTCGGCCGAACGGTCGGCAACAGCACACTAATTTGAGGCGTGCTCATGCCGCCAGCCGTTCTGGCTTTCGCCGCTGGACCGACCGCGCAAGTCGGCAGTCCACGCACCACGCAAACTTTTCGCTTGGCTCGCCGCATCGGCTACAGCAGCCGGCCGCACGCCGCGCCGCGATCAAATCCTTTTTCCCTTGGTTCTTCGCGTCTCTTGGGGCGCCTACCAGCGCAACGCGGATCTTTTTTCGGCATTTCGAGCAGCGCCACGGACGCGGACGACGATTATGCGGACGCGCTATTAGAGCTGGGCATCCGATACAACGGCCTTCGAGCCTCATACGGCGCTGCCAGACGTGCATCATGCCAGCACCGCCATCAGCCGCGGATAGACCTCGAGCCGGAAGATAAACGTCGCCTCTGGGATGTGCTGCCACCGCACGCCCTGATCCATCAGCGTGCGAATCAACTCCCAGTCCCACGACATGACCCGCGCCGGCATCTGCGCTGGCAGCACCGACCGGCGGAACAGCGGCTGCCCCAGATCAATCCCAGCCCCTACGGGCGGATCAAACGCCAGCACCTTCCGACCGGCGTAGAGGCAACTCGAATAGGCGAACCCTAACCCCGGATCAGCATCGAGCGCAGCGACCAGCGGCCCTAGGTGGCTTGGGAGGAATGCGTTGTCGTCGCTCAAGAAGCACACGTACTCGCCCACCGCCTCACGCAGCCCGGTTTCGGCCGGGCTGATCCCCCAGTTGTTCGTCCGCTCGATCAGGTTGAGGTGCCGCACGCGCGGGCCAGCCCACTGCACCAGATCGGCAATCTCTTGAAGCACATCCGGCTCAGGACAGTCGCTAACTACGATCTGCTCGTAGTCCTGTAACTCCAGATGCTGGACTGAGCGCAGGCACCGACGCAGGCACTCCACCCGATCGTAGACAGTGCTGATAATCGAGACGCGCGGGGTCATGCGACTGACCCCTTAATAGCTGCGCGATTGCGTTCGTTATCTGCCAATGCAGCACTAGCAGCAGCTTTCAGCGCGTCAGCGAACATGTCTAATTGATCGGCTTTGACAAAAACTTCATAGCGAACAACCAGAGGAGTGTTTACTCCTATGGACACTTCCAGAAGCCTGCATCCGTCCGGCACAAGACCACGGGCGATCAGTTCCTTTTCGATATGCCGCGTGCTCATAACGCTGCTCATGCCGCCACCTCAACTCCCATCTCGACCATCACCGTCATGAGTCGCGCCGCGTACGTGTGCTCAGCCAACCGCGCCGCACACGTCGCCCGGATGTTCTCCGCTACATCGGGATGGTCGAGCAGCAACCCGACCACGTCCACACACTCCTCAGCCGTCCGGAACGTCGGCAGATCCGGCACCAGCGTGTCGAGCTCTGGCCGCCACTCGCTCACCACCAGCGCCCCGCAGGCCAGTGCCTCATAGACACGCGGGTTCAGCGCCGTCGCTGGGATGTGCGTGAAGTTCCAGTGATGCACTTCCCGGAACACGTTGACTACAATCTGCGTCTGCCGATACAGCGCTGCGGTCATGTCTGGCGAGATGTTCAGCGACAGGCACCGAGCCGCAACCGCATGATCCGCCCACGGTCCGCCAACGACGTATGACAACTTGCCCGCCCGCGCCAACTCGCCCAACACCCGCTCGCGCGTCAGGTTGCCGCCGCCGATGAAGCCGACCGCATGCGCCTTGTAAAGTGGCGCCGACTGATGGACGTGCGGGTTGTAGCAGACCGGCAGGTACACCGAGCCTGGATGCCGATGCAGCGTGGCCGGATCATTCACGAAGACGCGATCGAACCGTGACGCCCACTGGCTGGTTTCGTCCACCTCGTACGGTTCATCCACCAGCCACACCGCTACCGGTGGCCCGAACTGATGAACGTTTTGGAACCGCTGCGTGAACCGGCGTCCATGCACCACGAAGATCAGCGTCGGGGAAAAGTCCGCGATGTGCTGCTCGAGATACGGCGCGTCCCAACCTGCATGGGCGTAAGGGATGCCCAGATCCTCAGCGGCGTGAACGAGCCCCTGCGTGAACACGTCGCCACAGGAGAGAAACTGATAATCACATCCAAAAACACGCGGCGTCATATGGCCACCTGTGTTATCGTTTCCCTATGTCCAATCTCACTACCAGCCTCACCGAGAAACTGATCGAAGCCGTCACAAGCGCGGTTGAAAAACAGATGGAACGATTGCGCGTCTGTGAAGCACCAGATTGCCAGCGCGCGTTTTTGAAGCAGACGAGGGGCCGTTTCTGCTCGACACGCTGCCAACAGCGAATGAACATGCGCGCTTATCGTCAGCAGAAACGGAAGGCTTAAATGAGAACTCACGGAGGCACTAAAACGCGCGAGTACGTGGTATGGGCTTCGATGCTCGCACGCTGCAACACTCCGACACATCACGCCTTCCGAAACTACGGCGGTAGAGGCATCACCATCTGTGACAGATGGCTTCATTTTGAGAACTTCATAGGCGACATGGGCCAATGCCCAAAGGGTCTGACACTTGAGCGCATCGACAATAACAAGGGCTATCAGCCTGACAATTGCAAGTGGGCGACATATGCTGAACAACATCGCAACACTTCGCGAACGAAAGTCTTTACACTGAACGGCGTCACGCTTTGTCAGCAAGATTGGTGTCACCGATCCGGCCTGAGTTGGGGCACATTGAACGGGCGCCTTCGTCGCGGCTGGGACTTCGAGCGCGCGGTCACCACACCGCCAAAGTCCAGTCCGGCAAAGATCGCCGCCTGTAGAGCGAACGGCACCAACTTCGGCGGTCGTCATCGCAAGAACGCCTAACTGGTAATCAACTCCGAAGATGCGCGGGGTCATGCCGCACACTCCAGCCGCGCAAGTTCATCGTCCAGTGAGGCGCAGCGAAACGCCGTCAGCTCCGTCCGCCGCGAGCAGTTCACCACCTCAACCCCGATCTCCTGCAACGGATCCACGAGCGTATTGAACGCTTCTCGCATCTGCTCGTACGGCGACGCTGACCAGCCCTGCGGATGCTCACCGAACCAATGCGACTTGCCGTCTGCCGCCAGTGACATGTCGTAACCGAGCAGAAGGATCCGCGCCGCCCCGAGATGGACCGCCAAATTGATAGCCTGAAACCCCGAGTTGAACCCCGCTCGCAGGCCCGTAGGTTCGAGCTCCAAACCAACCAATCCGGTGTTCTCTAAGACCTGCACATCGGGCCACTTCACTGGATCGTTGGGGGCATCAATGGAGAACTTCGGCCCTTTGAACGACGGCACCCCGTTGTGATGCGACCACCACCGAGCATCAGCGGCATAGAGCACATCCGCCCACGGCGCCAATCGCACCGCATCGTTGATGGCGATCACCCGCATCCGCACCCGCCACTTGATGGCGTTGACATCCGCCTCGGTCAGACTCGGACCACCGCCGAGCAGCACGAACGTCGCGCCGGGCCAGCACTTGGAAACAGGGGTCATGAGAAGTTCCGCCCCTGATCGCCCTTATAGAAAGCTGGGTGGACGGCAACCTTTGTGCTATTTCCGCCGGGGATTTGCACCCCATTAGTGCGCTCTCGCGCCACAAAATTCCCCGCCCAGTTGCCTCCCAACATTTCCGTTGAGACCCAACTCCTCATGAATAGTTCCTTCCCGGATCGCCCTTCTCGCCCTTTAGCCCCATCACTCCCTGCGGTCCAGGCTTGCCATCAGCACCATCGCGCCCAGCCTTAACAGCCAGCCGCCATTTCGTGGCCCCACTACCAGGCTTTTCTGCCGTTGGGCCTTGAGCAATCCAGAACGATGAGGCGTGACTAACACCATCGCCCTTTTCGTACATCCGTCCAGCCTGATACACCCCGCGGTCGAGCACGATCGGAAACGTGACGGCTGATTCCTTAATCCGATCGCCCCTGATAAAGCGGAACGTCACCACGCGCTCGCCGTCGTGGCAGACTTCCAAATCATCGAACCCGAGGCCGTCCGCGCCGTCCTTCCCATCCTTGCCAACCGCGTCCTTGCCATCGCGTCCCGGCGGGCCCACCACGGACATGCCATCACGTCCCGGTGGCCCTGGCGGGCCCTGCGGCCCGACTGCCCCGTCAAGGCCGCGTTCCTTGACTTCTAACTGCGTGACGCGGACGTACAAGTCCCGCAGCATGGGCGCGAGGCCGCGGGCGATAGCGAGTACGTCCTGTTTCGTCATGAGTCCAATCCCAACAGCAGCATCTCCGCCTCGTCCTCGTCCTGCTGCTGCAACGTCCGCCACGCGCGATCAATCGGATCCGGCGGGTTGACTACAGAGCCTTGCGCTTCAACCTCCGCCGTCAGCGCCACCGCCGCCCCACCCGTCAGCCGCCGCTGTGGGTGCCCAGCCTTAGCCGAGACGACGTAGGCAACGAACCCGGTGGCCTCAACCTCTGGCGGCTCGTGCTCGGCTGCGACCTGGCCGTCGTGCGCCTGCTGGCCATTGGCATCGACCGTCGGCCCAGCCACCGCAACCGCGGCCGTCCCGGTGACCGGACACGCCACCCAACCAGTGGCTTTAACCGTGGGGCCGGCGATCGCAACCTTGACCCGCCCAGTCCGGCTGCCAACCCGCCGGCCTCGAGGCCGTGGCGGCAGCAGCGGCCCCACCGCGTCCGCCTCGACCCCGCCAACGCCAACCGCAGCAACCGCTGGCCCGCTAACCGCAACCGCACACGTGCCGCCGATCGACTCGAACCCGAGAACTGTCGGCCCCAGCACCGCCACCGTGGCTGTGCCGGTAAACGTCTCGTCACCGGCTGCGGCAACCGTCCCGCCGAGCACGGCCACCGCACAGGTGCCCGTGATGCCGCCGCCAGCAGCGGTGCCAACCGCATCGATGGTTGGCCCGAGCACCGCCACGGTGGCGGCGCCCGTGAACGTCTCAACCCCGACCGCGGCAACCGTCGCCCCGAGGACCGCGACTGCTGCTGTGCTATCGAACGATTCCGCGCCAGCCGCGCCAATCGTCGGACCCAGAACCGCAACTGCCGCGGTCCCGGTAAAGGTCTCGACCCCAACCGCATCCACGGTGGCGCCCAGCACCGATACCGTGCTGGTCCCCGTGAATGTCTCAGCCCCTGTGGCCGCAACCGTCGCGCCGAGAACGGCGACAGCCGCTGTGCCAGTGAAGGTCTCGGTCCCGACCGCATCAACTGTTGGCCCGAGGACCGCGACGGCACTGGCCCCGTCGAAGGTTTCCGCGCCAACCGCGTCAACCGTCGCGCCGAGCACCGACACGCTGCATGTGCCGGTAATCCCACCGCCAGCCGCTTCAACCAGCGACCGGAGATCGAGCAACATCGCCGACTACCGCACGAGCGCCAGCGGCGACGCTATCGCCGGAGCACGCAGCACATGTGCCCCAGTGAGAATCGCCGTCGACCATTCCCCCCGCTCGTTCCGATGCGGCGCGATCGAGAAAACCCCGAGGTGATGCACCACCGTCTCCAAGTCGCACCAGATCGTGAACCCCGCCGCGCGCACCTTCACCGAGAACGCCGTATCGTGGTCGCAGGCCGCCGCATCGTAGGTGCCGAGTGTCCACCGCGGCGCCGGCATCGGTTCCAGCACCGAGCGCCGCAACAGCAGCGCCCCATCGCCACACGACTGCACCTGCACCAGCCCGCGATCGCCAGTCGCCAGATACCGCGGGTGAATCTCTCCAGCCTCAGAGACGTGGTCGCCGATGATCGGCTCGAACCGCTGCCGCCCCACATACAGCGCCGTCACGATGTCGCGGTCATGGGCCAGCAATCGCAGCAACGTGTCCTGTGGATAGACGTGATCGTCATTGACCAGGAACAGCCACTCCGCCTCTGGATCCTTCAGGAACACGTCAGCAATGGCGTTCCAGTTCTCCGCGATCGACATGGACCGCGCTTGAAGAAACTGCCAGCCCGCCGGCCGCGCCAGGTTCATCAGCGAGTCGTACGGCTCAGAAAACCTGGCCGTCTCGCCGCACGCCATCCCGATCAGGCCCTTCATCTAGAAGCCTGAAAGCTCCGCCCACTCGAGCGCGAAAATGAACTGGTACGTGCCAGCCGCAGGCCCAGCCGAGGACTGGCGGAGGATTAACCCTTCGTTGGCCTGCAGGACCGGAGGATGGCCACCAAGCCGATCCCACTTGTACACGTCCTGCATGGCCGTCCCCACCCCAGCCGCGATGCCGGTCGCCGCCGTCGCGCCAATGTCCGGGGACACCTTGACTGGCGCCGACGCAAACGCGAATCCGACCGAGTCCAGAGTGCGCGTGCCAGCCGACAACTGCGCGGTCGTGGCCACGCGCAAATCTCCAACGCCGCTGTTCGCCATCGTGGAGCGCATCTTTGATGGAGTCGTTGCCGTGCCGGTCGTGTCCGAGGCCGTGAAATTGCGCGCGATGATCGCTTCCGCGTCAGGGAATCCGGTCACTGCGGTCGCAGTGGCGGTGACATGCTGATGGGCCCAGCGGATCGCCAGAATCAACGCGATGGTCGTGGTGGATGTCCAGCGGAACGACACCAGCGGCGAGTTCGCCCCCATCGTCGCGGCCAAGCTGCCCGTCCGCAGCACCGCCGAATAGAACCCGTACGGGTTCCCGCTCATGTCGGTGTAATCGAGCGGGGAGATCGACGTCCGCTGCGACCCGCGCTGGCCATCGATCACGGCTTCCGTGCCGATCTTCGAGCCGTTCCCGGTGCCGCTGCCAATGCGTACCAATGAACTCATGATCATGTCCTACTGATTCCGAATGAACAGCGCGTAGATCCGCACATCCGTCGTGGACGTGGCGCACTGCGCCGTCCAGTTCTGCAAGTTCCTGGTTTGCGGAATCGGCACCGGCAGCGCGAACCCGACCGGCGCCGCACCACCCACCGATTGCAGCGAAAACAGGATCGTGCCGAGCGTCGCATCCCGAAAATCGATCCGCGTGTTCGTGGACGCCGACGTGTTCGACACGATCAGCATCACGAGATCATTGAAGGCGGGGCCACTGGCGATGATCGTCGTCTCGGTCGTGCTTGCGCTGATCGTGGTGGTCTGCGTCCCGACTTGATCGCGCAGTGCGTTGGTCAGCACGATCTGACGCCCGAACTGATCGCCCAAGATCCGGACGGGGTTCTGTGGGCCAGCCTCCGTCGGAAGCCCACTCATACCAAGCACACGACCCGGCGTTGCGCTGGTGGCGGACACCCCAATCAGCGTCAACAGTTCCAGCACTTCCGCCTGGCCGTCGATCAGTTCCTGCAGCCGAGAGGCGAGATCTGGATCAGCAATCTTGCCGAACGAATCGGCTGGCGTGACCACCTGCTGCTGCACGAGCGTCGGGATCGGCCCAGTGCCATCGAACAGATCGACCGGAACGTACAGCGACTCGTTCCGGATGTACTTCCCGGTGGAGTCCGGCGCGACCTGGACATAGCCGGTGCTCACATCCCGACTCCCAGAAACAACCGCGAGGCCGCCTGCGGCCTGGCCGCCAATGCCTTATACGTGGAGATGCACGCGGCCCAGTTCTGGTTGCCCCCTGTCACCGTCGAGCTGCTGGCATATGTGCCGATGGCGCCACCGATCGTGTCCTGCACGAACAACGGACGGTTGCCGGCGTTGTCGATCCGCTCATTCGCCAGGCTCCCCCCTGAATGTGTGGCACCAGCGATCGTGCTGCACGCGACCCCGATGATCCATTCACCGTCTTGGAGCGTCGTCACGTTGCCAGAGCTCGGCGCCGAGGAGAACCCACCAGTGCCTGTCGATTGGTCCTTCGGGCTCGAGGTGGCTGCACCGCTGCCTTCGCCAATCGCAAGATTCGACGCAAAGGCTGAGGCTGATAAGTTCGCCGTGACCGTCAACGCCCCGCCTGGCGCATTCGGCATCGAACTAATGGACGCCTCGATCGCCGCACCCTGCGTGAACTTTTGATCGATCGTCCACGGATTCGACTGCCCATCCGTGATGGACGTGAGGACTGTGCCGCCATCACCAGAACCGACGCAGGCCGTGAGAAGTGACGCGGCTGACGTCGATGACGGATAGGCGAGCGCCACCGACGTCCCTGATCCGATAGCCGAGGCCCACGCCTGCGCCAGCGCGATCGCCACTTATGTGATCTCCACGGTGGCGCCAACGGTTCCGACCGTGGTCGTGGCCTGCAACGTGCCGCGGACCGGCTTCCCACGCATCAACACACAGACCTCGGGCCCCAGCGAAATGAACGGCTCGAACCCTGGCCCGGTGTAGTTGTTCGGACGCCCCTCCAGCCGCGTGCCGGCCAGAAAACGCAGCCCGGCGCCATCCGGATCCCACTCCAGAAAGGCGTTGACATCGGTCGCCGGATTCGTCACGTCTGCCACATCCATGTTGATCGTGATCGTCGCGGTCACGAGATTGGCTGGCGCATTCACCTGGGCGCTGCGCTCGATCTCGCCAGGATTCCGATTGCGCTTCACCAACACAAACGTCGCCACGCCTACTCGATTTCCTTCTGGGTGTAGGTCATTGACGAGAGGCTGACCGCCGCACCGCTGGAAATCGCCACCGAGTTCAGGTTGATGTTGCAGCCAGAGGTACCGACTGAACCATCGAACAGCACCGTGGTGCCGTCAGACTTCAACGCCCGGAACCACGACGCCGTCCCGCTCGCATTCGCTGAACTGTCAGCCGTGATGGCGTTGGCAGTCGCCACCCCGTTGCTGGCCGCACCAAAGGCCGTCGCGTTGAACCGCAACTCCGCCAGCAACACCTGTGCGCCGACCGCGGTGTCGGCATTGGTTGGCTGAGCACCGTCATAAATTCGGATATACCCGGTGTTTGCCAACACGCACACGGCATCAGCCGCGGCACTCGCGGACAGGTTGGAAATCTTCGTGTTTAGCGCCATGCGTTCAGCCTCACGCGACCGGCTCGTCAATCACGCGATCGATCCGGCCCTGCTCATCCCGGAGCACCCGCTTCTGCCGCTGCGTCGACACCACCGCCTCAAGCTCCGCGCGCACCGTCGCCGCAAGGCTCTGGACGATCTCCTCTGGCGGCACTTCCACCGACGGCACTGCACGGCGCTCGAGCGCATTGAGACGATCCAGCAGATCCATCGGCAGGCCGCCAGGCATGCCATCCGCGCCACGCTCGCCCGGTGAACCTGGGAGCCCGTCGGAACCCCGCTCCCCAGCCGGGCCGGCAGGGCCAGGCTCGCCGGGCGGCCCTGGCTGCATGGCTCTGGCTTCTACCAGCGCCACTCGTTCCCTGAGCGCCGCAATGTCGTTCCAGCGCATCTCCCAGAGCCCGACTTGGTTCTGGAGCACCTTGAGATCCATCGCTAGCGGATTCGTCGCCGCCTTGACAGCGGTCCCGATTACGTCTGCGATGGCTTCGGTATCGCTCATGCCGCCACCTCGAGCCGCCTCAACACCGCCGCGAGCAGTTCCGCCCGGTCCAACTCTTTCGGCTCCGGCAGTTCAGGAGGCTTCGGCGCCTCTAGCATCGCTGGCGGATTGGCTGGCGCTGGCGGTGGAGGCGTATCGGTCCCAAGCATCCCCAACGGCCAGTTCTGTTTCTGGAGATAGACCTGATCGCCACCCTTTACCGACGGCAGGTTGAACTTGGCGCGGGCCTCGTCCGGCATGTAGACGCCGCCAGTGACGCCCTTCGTGGCCACTTCCATGCGCTGCACCGAATCCATGCGATCGAGCTCGCCGATGTCGAACTCCACCTCGAACCCGACGCGCTCGAGCTCCAGCCCTTCCGTCAGGCACAGTTCCAGCGACTCGAAATAGAACTGGAGACACTGGCCGTAGTACTGCTGGCCGAGGGCTTCAACGTTGTTGTAGGACGGCAGCGGCCCGACACCAACCATGAACGGCGGCACGTGGTGGACAGAGCAGATCTTCTCGTCGCCCCACTTCAACTGGTCGATCAGCTGCGAATCTACGGCAGACATGACGGTTGGCTTCTCGAACTTCAGCCCATCGCCGAGGACCGCGACCTTGCCGATGTTGGCTTCGCCCGCGTAGTTCTCCTGCCAGTACTTCTCGAGCCGTGCCGCGGTATCCGCGCTGATCTGTCCCGGCGCCGTCAGCACCCCGCCCACTTGCGACCCCTGCCGGAAATGGCGCGTGGCGTTGTTGACGATCGTCAGCCCCTGCATGGCCGTGTGGCCGCAAGCATAGACAGGCGAGAACCCGATCAGCGGGTGATACGGCGCGAAGCCGATGTCGTGGATGATCTCGCGCGCCGGGATCACCACGTTTGCCTCAGTGATGTCCGCGAGCAGATCCTGCTGACAGGCGTAGTACACCTGGCCAGTCGTGGACACCACCGGCCGCACCCGCAACGGATCGAGCAAGTACAGATCGGTGACGATGCCGCGGGCGTCTCGGGCCTTCAGCGCATAGCTGTTGCCGCGCATCAGCTTCGACAGCATCCACGAGGTGAAAAACTGGATCCGGTTCTGGTAGTGATTGGGCCTTTCCAAAACTGGCCCGTACGGCGAGCTGTGCTCGATCTCGATGTCGATGCCGTCTTCATCCCGCACCAGCATCGGCCGGATCTTGGCAATGTCGCCAGCGATGAGCGTGACGACCGCCCAATAGGTGGGATGCGTCAGCGCGTCCTCGACCGGCACGATCACACCGCGCTGCCAGGCTCCTGCGAAACTTTCACGGATTATTGGCCACCACCCCGCGTTGCTGGCAGGGAGATGCGTAATACCGTCGCCGAGCGCCGCACTGGCGCTGCCCTTCGTCCGCCACGACAACTCGATCGGCCCAATCCGCATCAGGGCTTAGCCTGCAGATCCCGCCGGTTGTAGAGGCCGCGCTTGGGTTTGCCGAGAGGAGTGTCAGCCGCCACGAGTTCGACGGAATGGACCGACAGGAGGATGTCCGCCACATCCGCCGTCACTTCAAACACCTCGCCCGGCTGCTGCCCTTGCGGACATTCCACCAGTGCGCGCACCTTCGTGGGTGTGAAGTTGTCGAACGCCATGACGGGTACCCCTTAGCGCAGGGAGAACGACTGGGACGGCCCCCACCGAACGCAGCAGGACCGTCCCGTGTGAACTACGGCTGATCGTGCGGCCGTGCGCGATCGAGTTCTTCTTGCGTCTGCTGCACGTCCACCGGCGTATTGCCGTCCGGCTCTGGCGCCGGATTCGTCGGGGGCGTCGGCTTCGGTGCCGGCTTCGGCGCTGGTTCGTCGGCCGCTGGCTTCTTCGGCTTGTCTGCTGTTGACACCGCGCCCACCTGTGCTTTCGTGCTCATGCTGGCCACCTCCTCATGTACTGAAACATCCACAAGGAGGTGACTTAGCAAGTGTTACGCCTACGCTCTGTAGGCCGCGTTGTAGATGTACCGAGCCGCGCCGGTGCGGCGCAGCTTCCAGTTCACCGCGCGGATCACCTTCAGGCCGACCATGTTGGTCTGCCAGAGGCTGACCACACTGGCGCCGGTACCGACGATGCCAGTCACCGAGGACGAGTCGACCATTTCGACCGACGCCTGATCGCTCGCGTCCACCGTGACCTCGCCGTCGTCAGCCAGGTAGATTTCCCCGGCCTTGACCGCGACGATGATCGTGGAGCTCGGCGACCCGGTAGCGACCATCGCGGTCGTCGTGATCACCGGGAACCCCATGAGGTACCCGCCGTTCATCGTCATCCCGGGGAACACCTGGTTGCCGAGCGACGTGATCATGAGGCTGATGTTCAGCGCATCGACCGTCGACATGATGATCACGATGTCGTCTGGCGGCAGGAGTGCCGTCGCGAACGTGCCGACCAGCGTGGCGAAGTCCGTACGGAATGCCGCCGCCGTGGTGCCGGTCGTGAGGATCGGCGTCGTCTGATACGTGATCGAGGACGGGTTGACGTTCGCCACCGCGGCTCGAGCCGGGTTGATGAAGTCGATGTCCATCTTCTGCACGAGCGCCGCCACCAAGTCGTCTCGGACCTTGGCTTCCGCGTTCGGGTTGCTGAACCGGATTTCTTCCTTGGTCAGCACCGCCAGGGCGCCGAGCTTCGACCAGGTCAGCGACGTCGTCATGCTGACACCCTTGCTCAGCAGGACCGGCAAACCCTCACCCACCCACGCGGCCGACGTGCCCGAACTGAACCCGGAGACGCGCGTATTGAACGGCACCGTCCGCAACGACGGGTAGGTCGTGCCGTTGATGGTCTGCCCGAACTTCCCGAGGATGGTCCGCGGCCGGAGGAAGTTGATGAAGTCGTCCATCACGTTGTAGGGGACGAGCTCACTCGCCCACCCAGCCGTCTGGGCGTTCGCCGCGCCGATCGCGCCCTTCTGCTGCAACTCGATCATCTTGATCAGCATCGGGGCATCGTCGCCGTAGTTCTGCTTGGCGAGTTCCTTGGCCTCGAACGTGTTGCCACGGGCCATGCCCATGCACATCGCGTAGCGGGCGAAGGCGATACCGGGCGGCAGCTTCTTGTCGACGGTGATGACACCACGCGAGCACGTGCCCTCATCGGGATCGGTGCCAACGATCGGCTTGGCCGTGTCCTTGTCACGCGCCTCGGCGGCCCGCAGCCGCGTGATCTGCGCGTCGATCTTGGCGATCTCGTCGCTGATGGTGTCGTGTTCCTCGGCTTCCGCCACGTCGAGCGTGACGCCGTCCTCGCCGGACTTGGTCAGGAGTTCATCGAGCCTGGCGGCTTTCGAGGCTCGCGTGGCCTCCCAGCTCGCAATCTGATCCGCAAACGTCTTCTTGGCCATTGGGCGTTCCGTGCGCTGTACGCGCGTTGAAGCCGAAACGCCGGCAGGTTTGACGGGCGAAGAAGCGCCAAACGCGGCGCGGATGGTTTGGACCGAACAATCGCCGTTCGCCGGCACGGTCACACAACTGAGCTCGTGCCAGGCCCAGCGGATGAACCGAAAACCGCCGGTTTCTTTGTTGAAGGTTTCCTCAATCGACCGGAAGCCGATGCTCAGGCCCTTGACGAGCCCGATCTTCAGCGACTCCCACGCATCATCGAGACGATCCTTGAGCGCACCAGGCGTGTCCGTTTTGAGGATCCGCGCCTTGATCTCGATGCCGTCCGACTTGGTCTTGGCGGCAAACACTTCGCCGACCGGAGACTTGGAGTCGTGCATCCACAGGAGCGGGAGCGGGAGTTTGTATTCCGCGCCGCCTGGTTCCACGATGTCCCCGTAGGAATCCGTGGTCGGCGTTGTGGCAAGGCCCGTGATGACGCGCTGATCGGCGTCCAGAGCCTTGATGGTCAGTAGGGAATAGGCGCGGTTCACGCTAGGGTATAGCGTGGGGCTCAGCCGGTGACGATCGGATTGATTAGGACGGAAATTACTTCAGACGCAAGATGAGCAGTTGCCGGACCAGCATAGAGACTGATGTTTCCTCCCGGTTGGCAATTTCCACGAGCCGGTCATAGATCGGCAAGGGCAGGCGGGTTGAGACACGCTCCAACGGTTCCGCCACCCGCGGGCGCCCAGGTGGCCGGCGGACGACGTGGACAGGCTCATCACTCATCGTGGCGTCCCTCCAATGATCAGCAGTTGATAAGCTGGCTCCTTGGCTGCCTGCCCGCGTTCCATCCGGTCGATCGCCATCACCAGCGCCACCACGCCGTCGATCCGCTCGGTCGATGCCTTCTTCGACGGCTTCAGGTTGCCAGCCGCATCAGTTTCCACGGACACATTGGACACGCACCAGCGCAGCACCGGATCGCCGTTGTGCCGTAGCGTCCGCCCGAGAATGGCTTTCTCGAGCGCCTTCGTCGGCGCACTCAGCGAGGTAAACCCCTGCCGGATCGGAACGCACGTGAACCCGTCGCCCTGCAGCCGCGTCACCAGATCCGTGGCGTTCCACGGGTCAAAGGCCACTTCCCGCACGTCGAACTCCGCCGCCCACTCGTTCAACGCCTTCCGGATGTACTCGTAATCCACCACGTTCCCTGGCGTGGCCGTCAGGTGACCATCGGTTGACCACTGCTCGTACGGCACCCGATCCCGCAGCGATCGATCGTGGATGCGCTCCTTGGGCACGAAGAACTGGGCCAACACATCGAAGCCGTCATCGTCTGGGAACACCGCCACGAGCGCAGTCAAGTCCTGCGTACTGGACAAGTCCATCCCGACGTAGCAGCGCCGGCCCTTGAGCGCGTGGCGGTAGTCAGCGGAGGTCATCTGGTTACAGCAAAAACTGTCGCCGCTGGCACCTTTAGCGGCGCATCTTCTGGCCCCTTAACGTACGGCATAATCCAAAGAGGGGAACGCTCGCCGGTAGAGGGATAGAATTGCTGGCGCCAATGGCCGCGCACGATCCACTGACACGTCCATTCAACGTGTCCATTTCCATGTACTTGGCCGGATTCGTTGGCGGCTCTCCTGAGATGCACAACCTTGATGCCAACTGGTTCTATGACTACCTTTTCAAGCCTGCGACGAACATGTCTCTCTGCCGTTTGTTTTGGCGTTATCAAGATCCGCTGCTCTATCCAGAGCGTCTGAGCAATGAACAGCCGCAGCACACTGAGCGCTTTGCTTGGGTTGTGTTCTATGTCCATGCCACCCAACCCTTGACGCTCGATTAGCTCGGAATCAATAGCAACAGGCGCACCGCCGCACTCTTGCAGTGTCTTTAATTCCTCAAGGTAGAACGAGTCCACCACTTCGACATAGCCGTCACGTCTGGCGTACGTAGCAAGACAAACGTCTCGTTTGCCGTTTATGCATTGCCGAGTCCACAGAATCCCTTGAAACGGTGTAATCGACTCCAATGCCACGATGTTTTCAAACCAAAACCACCCGGCATAACCTTCGGCGAACCGTTCCAAACTAATAGCCGTATCGGCTGGCAGATCAACCGACGACAACAGTACGGCATCGGTAATTTGTTTGGACCAGTAATAAGGCTCAGCACACCGCAACAGCGCTCTCTCGGCGCGACCCCATGTCCGACGAAATCCGTCGGATTCATATCCATTAGCCTTGGCACGCAAGGAATCTTTCAGCGCCGTAAACTTAGACTCAAGCGCTTCGCTGTAATTGGTCATGCCGTCACCACGTTGCACGCATCCCACGAGGTCAGCGCAATCCAGCGCGACGCCTGCTCCGTCCACTGGTTCAAGTACAGCCGGCGGAAGACGTTCTCCTGCGCCGGGATCTCCTTGGCCCGCGCTGCCGCCACCCGCATCTCCTCAAGCGACCGGAAATCCCCCAGCGCCGGGTTGGCCTTCTTCCACACCCGCTCGTCTGTCCAATCCGCTCCGATTGGCGCCTCGTACAGAATCGCCAGAAAGGTTGGGTCAATAGCTGGGTTCTCCAGCACCCGCTGTGCATGGAGGTATAGCTCGCCCAGGATCGAATGCCGGTCGTACCCCGCGGTGGAGATCGCCAGCATCAAGGGCTGCGATCGCGCGCCCTGCGACGTCGCCAGCACGTCCCATAACTCCCGGTTCGGAGCCGCGTGCAACTCGTCGTAGATGACCACGCTGGCGTTGAACCCGTGCTTGCTGTACGCCTCGGCGGAGATAGCCCGGTAAAAGCTGCCGCTGTTCCTGTGGACGATCCGTTTCTGGGAGTCGATGATCTCGCACTGCGCCAGGAGCTCAGGATCGTTCCGGATCATCTGCGCGGCGACGTGGAACACGAGCCCGGCCTGGTCCTTGTCCGCTGCCGCCGAATAGACCTCGGCCCCAATCTCGCCATCGAACAACAGGAAGTAAATCGCCAGTGCCGCAGCGATCTCAGACTTGCCGTTCTTCCTGGGCAGCATCAGGAGGCACTGGCGGTAGACCCGACGGCCGTCCTTGCCAGTCTTAAACAGCTTCTTGAGGATCGACACCTGCCACGGACGGAGATTGAACGGCTGGCCGGCGAATGGCCCCTTGGTATGGGTCAACTGGTTCACCAGCCGGATCGCCCGCGCCGCGGCCGTCTCGGCCATTTACTTCAGCACCCCAGCCCACTTCGACTCTGGCGCCTCGTCCTTCACCTTCGGAACCGCCATCCGCGCCCGCGCTTGTGGCGTCAGCCCGAACAACTCGTAGTACGGCCGCAGCGCCGTCGCCGTCTCCCGTTCGAGCTTCAGCACCGCATCAATCACAATCTCCACCGGCGAGTCCTTGTCGTTCCTGTCCTGCGCCTCGAGCCAGAACAGCTCCCGACCGGACTTCCTCGCCGACGTCTCCTGCATGGTGGATTGGAGCTCACACATGCTCCCGAACGGCCGGACATCTGCCGGCGTCAGCGTCCGCATCGCCAGACAAATAGGCGCCAACTCATCCCACACCGCACTCGCACCCGGCGACAACCCAACCGGCTTCACCGTCTCACCCCTAGGCGGCTGCGGCTCATCCTGGTTCAGCCGCGTCTTGCTAGGATTGCCCCGCAACATCTTCAGCGCCGTCGGCTGAGGTCGCCTGCCAGAGTTCTCGTAACCCATTGCTTATCTTTCCCCGAAAACTGGTCCGAGCC